CAGGCGCAACAGGAGAAACCGGCGCAACAGGTGCAACAGGCGCAACTGGAGAAACCGGCGCAACAGGCGCAACAGGCGCAACAGGTCCTACTGGCTCAACAGGCGCAACAGGCGCAACAGGCTCAACAGGCGCAACAGGCGCAACAGGCGCAACAGGCGCAACAGGCGAAACAGGTGCAACAGGCGCAACAGGCGCAAGAGGCGAAACAGGTGCAACAGGCGCAACAGGTGCAACGGGACCTCAAAGCACTGTAAGTGGTCCAACCGGTCCCAAAGGCCAAAATGGTATTTCTGGTGGTTTAGTTTATTTTTTGGACACTACAGGAAGTGTTACCGCGGGTATGACCGGGTCATTATTAATAACCCCAAATACAACATCACCATCAACAACTATAGTTAGTAAACCTCCGGCTGGTCCAACTGGGTCTGTTATGGGATATTTTTATACACAACTTTCTGCAGATGTGCCACTAGTTCCTGGTTTATGGGATTTAAATGTATATGCAAATGTTGATAAGGATTCGGTTAGCTTATATGGTGTTGTAACTTATGGTGGCACCCCTGGTGTTGTTCCAATCGGAACAACAATAGCAACAAGTTATGGAAATCCAACAGTAGTTATTGATTCAATTAGTGACATACAATATACAGATTCCTTATATGTATCTAGTTCAGCTGTAATTCCAGCGGGTAGCTATTTGACTGTTTATATATATGCTTTCAAAAACAATGGTGGTCCAACATTAACTTTATCTTTCAGAGATTCAACATTGTCTCACATTCACACAACTATATTAGCAAATTATGGACCAACGGGACCAACGGGTTATACAGGACCTACAGGGCCTACGGGACCAACAGGCGCAACGGGAACTACGGGACCAACAGGGCGTACTGGACCAACAGGGCCTACGGGACCAACGGGACCAACGGGACCAACGGGAACTACAGGACCTACAGGGCCTACGGGACCAACAGGGCCTACTGGACCAACGGGACCAACGGGACCAACGGGAACTACAGGACCTACAGGGCCTACGGGACCAACAGGGCCTACTGGACCAACTGGTCCTGCAAACACAAATGCTTCTACTGTTACTATTACAGATACAAATACTTCTTCTGTTTATTACCCTACTTTTGTATCAGCAGCAGGAACAGGACAAACGTTACGAGCTGATATATCCACCAATCCTTTGTCTTATAATCCAAGCACAGGAACATTGACTACTGAAAATATGTATATAGGAACATCAACAGATCCTGCATATTTTCAAAATAGTGGAATAACAAAGAACTCAATTACTGGGAATACATCATACACAATATCAGCTAGTGGAAAAACAGGAACGGCTTATATAGAGATTCGTTCAGGCACTGGACCAACCGGACCCAGAATTTACCAAATAGCACAAAAAACTAGCGATTTTACACAAAGGTCTTCTTCTACTATACAAGATACTTTTTTTGATATTAATAATCATTTTCCAGACCCATCTATTGATTTATTTGCGGGTGTGAAGAGTTTTAACGATGCTACTCTTAATGATGGATTTCCAGTCAGTATGTTGTATTTTTATTATAATGGAACTACTTATACAGGTCTTAGAGTTTATAAAGACACAATTGATATGTTTATTGGACCAACAATTGGTGCTACCGGGAACCTTGCTAGTTTTGGAACAGGAGCAAATTATTTATATAAAACTACTTACGGGATTACTCCTGCGGACGAAACTAAAAACACTAGTATTCCTACTACTGCTTGGGTATATCAAAACTTACCATTTAATAATCCTAACAATTCCAGATTTTTAGGTTCAACAGGGATTATTGCGTCAAATGTAGATGCCACAAATTGTGGAAGTTCCGCTACTATGACTACAGGAATTATTTATTATTACGCTATTTATCTAACAGCAGGGACAACCCTAAATAGAGCAGGTGCTTGTGTAATATCAGGAGCAGGAAATTTTAGATTGGCGTTGTTTAGTGGTTCAGGATTTATATTATCCTATACTGGTAGTATATCCGGTACTGGTACGTCATTCGGTACACTTACTTCTTATACTACTTCTTCCACTGGTTTTTATTATCTTGCTATACAAGTTACAGGTACAAGTCCTTCATTCTCAGCAACAAATGCTACCGCATCAACCGCCCAAGCAATCAACTATCCTAATATATCCGACAAGACTGATGGAAATCTTTCTTACTATCGGTCGGCGACTACTACTACTGCAGGTTCAACAGGAGGAACAGGTGTTCCTAGTCCTGCCTCGGCTTTTACTTTAAGGGCATTAGGACCTCAAATATGGGTTGCCGTAGCATAATCTAAATAGTCTATGATTCCGATTTCCTTTTATTGTCTTTTTCTGCTTACAAACTGTAACAGTTGTAAAAATATATTATATTCAATTTATAATAAAAATAATAAATCCTAATTTTAATGGCGTTTAGATAAAAAATGCATTGAAAAAAAATACACCATCAAAATATTTGCGAAAACCATAAGTAGTTGTTGAACCATCAAGAGTGCCACGGCTCTGTTGGTTTCGGGGTTTAAAATAGAATAACCAACACCAGCTTGAATAGTAACACTTGTAAAAAAGCAGTCTAATACTCTTAAATCATTCTTTTTTGTGCTTACAACGTTTAAACTAAAATCGTCACTGTAAATCCAATATATAGTGCCAAATATAAGAATGCAAGTTAATTGAAATAGGAATGTTTGAACAACTTGTCGCATTTATATTTTAATGTGATATTTTTTATTTTTCCCACCGTGTGTAATATTATTCGCTGTAAAATAGCTTAAAGAAACGGTTCCAATAATAATGTTGGCAATGGGGCGCCCATGGGGTAAAAATTTGGGAGTAGGGTTTGTGGCCCACTGGCTCAATTGGATAGGGCGTTGGCCTTCTAAGCCAAAGGTTCCGAGTTCGAGTCTCGGGTGGGTTACATGTGGGGGATTAGCTCAATTGGAAGATGCGCACGCTTAGCATGCGTGAGGTACTGGGATCAAAGCCCAGATTCTCCAAAATATAAATTTCTGTATTTATAAATACAAAATTTTTGTGAGCATATTAGGTCACAAAACTAGCGCCTCTTTTGCGTAGGGGTTATCGCATCTCACTTGTAATGAGAAGGTCGAGGGTTCAAATCCCTCAGGAGGCTTACAAATTTTAATCTTTATAAAAAAATAAAGATTAAAATACTTTATTTGTATCCGTCATAGTAGAGATGAACAACTTCAAGTAGTTCAGAATTCTCATTATTTTCAATGCGCTTTATTTGTTTATCCATTTCTTTTTTAAGCTCTTCAAGCCGAGCAGAAATATAAGGATTGCTTTTAACTCCTTTCTTATTTACATACGAATCTGGATTAAAGCGAATAATAATATATTTGCTAGTAAAATTAACAAGTAGGTCATTATATCTAGCTTCCTCGTCGTCCTTAGTATAAGATTTATGTTGATTCTCATCGGTTTCAACGCACAACAATGTATTTCCAATTAATTTTCTGTGGTCAATTCTCCGGCGTGTTAAACAATCACAACCACCATATTCCAATATCTTATCATGATTAAATCCTTCATAATTTTCATTAATAAAATCTCTAACAGCGAGCTCCTTTGTTTTGCATCTAATTTGAAAAGTAAGCGGGTCCAAAGGAAATAAATGTTGAAAGCAATAAGTGCAATAATTTTTATATTTTTTATTTCCTCCTGATGGACAACCAACATTTTTGCAAGATTCGTGCCTCACATTAACCATGTCCTCAGTTTTGCAAGAACTGCAATACTTAGGTTTTAGCCCTTTTAAGTTAAAACTTGGAGCAACAGTTTCTCCACAATAACAACTAGCATTTAAATGTTTCACATTAATCATGTCTTGAGATTTGCAAGACGAACAATATTTTGGTTTCAACCCCTTAAAATTAAAACTAGGACCGGTAGTTTCTCCGCAAAAACAAGCTGCATTTATATTTCTATTTCTAATATCAATCATTCCATTTAACTTGTGACCTGAACAAAATTCAGGCGAATCTTCACCTTCAAAATTAAAACTTGGTGTTTTTTCACAGTTTAAAAACCTACATTTTTTTCTTGTTACAACATTTATCATTCCTTCCTCTTTGTGGGTTGAACAATATTTTGCATATTCTCCCTTAAAATTAAAGCTCGGAGATAATTTACAATTTTGAATTGCACATTTTTTTGATTTAACATCAACCATCCCATCTAATTTGTGTTCAAAACAGAATCGTCCTTTTTTTTCTCCTTCAAAATTAAAACAAGAATGTATTTTGCAACCATTAACTTCACATTTTTTATGTAAAACGTCAATCATTCCTTCTACTTTATGTTCGCTGCAAAATCTTGGGGTTTTATCTCCCTCAAAATTAAAGCTTGATTGCACTTTACACTCTTCATGTTCACATACTTTGCACCAAGTGATAACAGTGCCTTCAGTTTTGTGATCCTTGCAATACATGTTTTTTTTAACAGAATTTCCATAAACAGCTCTTTTTTTGCATCCATCAAACAAACACTTCATTAAATACATATTTTTCATATCATTCGTTTTATGTTCTCTGCAAAAAATTTTCTTTTCCTCTTCCGTTCCATAATTAGCCTGTTTCTTACAATTTTCAAATTGACACAATTTTGGCATTTATATATTATAAACAGAGATTATGTTTATATTCTAATCCCTAAAAATGTTTTAAGGATTATTCCTTAATCTTTATAAAAAAATAAAGATTAAAATACTTTTTGTAATTTATAATTTGTTTTATTTTTTGTAATTTATTTTTTATGTTTGTGATTTAGTTCTTCAGTTTGATTCCCCAGAAGTTGAGACCAAGACGTTTGTTTCTCAATCGGCTTGAGCGACGCAGACCAAAAACGCATGGTTCGCTTTGACTTCTAACTGCATAAGATGCCTTTTCGGTCTCGCTCATATTATTCCAGCGAGCTCTCAACAACCGACCCATCTGCCCAAACTCTGCAGTTGGATTGGCGACCCTGACCTCGTCTCGCATTGCCTTGCAAAACACAATATAGGATGATTCGGTGGGATTAGTATATCCGGACATGGTAGGTTTACCAATTTTTATTTTGTCAAAAGAGTTTCAATTTTTTAATGAAAAAAATAAAAATCTAATGCAAATATATACATGGCAGGCAGACCCCGGATCGTTAGAAGCATTCAATCCTATGTTAATCATAGCGACGCTAACTGTGGTTTAGGACCATTGAAAGCAGGAACCCCAAACAAAGTTGGTGTAACGCATTATTTATGGTATAATCTACAAACACAAGCAAACCAAGGACCATTAGACTTTGTTAATTCACAAGCTTATTATAAAACATTGACTTGGCAAACCTACGGGAACCTTCGACCATCTTTCACAAGCAATCCTCGCCAAGCTTACACGTCTTTCCCAGCGTCAAGATATCCAGTGGGACAAACACCGTCAACGTTTAACGGTAATTTTAACTCAAATTAAACTTGATTTTCATCAATTTTTTTAAAATAAAAAAAATTGATACAATAAATCAAAAATTAAGAAGAGTAACTAGAATGAATCAATTGCGACCAAATCAAATACGAGCAATAGAAGAAACCGTAAACCAAGATTTTAATTCAGGCATTCATTATCATGCTACAGGTACAGGTAAATCATGGATTGCAATGCATATTATTTTAAGATTTTATGATAAATATCCAAAGGCAAACGTAATGTGGATATGTGAAAAGAAGTCTATATTGATTGAACAGTTTAATCGGAAAAATCTTAAAGAACGGCAGTTTGACCATATATTTAAAAAGTATAACGTTTTGAATTATTCAGAATTAAAAATAAGCAAATGGTACAATAGTGTAAATAGTGGTATATTTTGGAATAAGCCAGTCCTTCTTATTATTAACCGCGCATTTTTAACTTCTAATGATAAATATAAAAATATTAAAATAAATTTTGAACTTGTAATTCACGATGAGTGTCATTCAATAGTTAACAAAACTACGCGACAGTTTTATGAGTTTATGCTTCAACAACCCAATCCACCAAAATGTATTGGTTTCTCAGCAACACCTAATCAAATTTATGAACCTTATAAAAATATTATTTCCTCTTATTCTATCTATGATGCATTTCTAGATGGTGTCGTTGTTCCTCCCAAAATTAAATGGTTTTCTAGTGATGATATTATTGATTACGACGAAATTGTGTGTCTTGTAAAAAAAGAAATAGAAATATCAGAATTACCTTACAAGAAAATTATTGTATGGTGCGGTATGATAGACTTGTGTGAAAAAATGGCAAAGTTGTGGTCTAATCATTTTGATAACTTTATAATTTGCATTGACACTTGTAAATCTAATAGTGAATATAAAACCTATGAAGATTTTGTTGAATTAGAAGAGAATGCTATTCTATTTTGCGCAGCAAAACATAGGGAGGGTTCGGACATAAAAAACCTAGATTGTTGTGTCTTTCTAGACAAAGTTGAAAACCGTTGTCCAAAAGTATTTCTTCAATGTATTGGCAGAGTTTTGCGTATTGATAAATTAAATAAAAAGAAATTCGGATTAGTAATTGATGTTCGTGCAAAAAGTTCATTAGTAATCTGTAATCATCTGAATCAATATTTAAACTTACCTCCCGATGTATTTCCTTGGTCCTATGAATACAAAGTTCATGTTCATAACAATAAACTCGTAAAAATTAATCAACTATTTATGATACAATATATTAATAAAATCACGAAGGAAAGCAAAGAGATGGAACGATTTCAAGTTCTACCTACCATAGAAGAATTAAAAAAACTATTCCAACGCAAATTACCTAACAATTTGGTTTACTTGAAACGTGTCAACTATGAGTTAGATATGTTATCTCGGAAAAATCTAATATGCCATTTAATGCAAGCAATGCAAATATTACATCTTACGAAAAATATTCCACATGTTACCCGTGGTTCTTGTGGTTCATCCCTTGTTTGTTATTTGTTAGGTATAAGTCATATTGATCCCGTAAAAAATAATATTAAATTTGCTAGATTCTTAACAGATCAAAGGAATAATCTTCCCGATATTGACTTGGACTTTCCACATAATCTACGAGATGAGGTCTTCTTAAAAATAGGATTGACATGGCCAGGAAAAGTTGCCCGTATTAGTAATCATGTCTACTATCACGACAAATCTGCAGTTCGTCAAGCTATACGTAACGCAGGAATTCACAAATTTATTGGAAAACATGAAATACAAAGTGAATTAAACAAACTATCCAAAGAAACGAAGCAATTCATTATGAAAGAAAAGAAAAATATTGAAAACACATTTCGCTGTTATTCCCTACACTGTGGTGGAATTGTATATTATCCTGAAGGTATTCCTACCGAACACTTACTACATTCAGACAAACAAATAAATAATGGTGCACTAAAACAAATAACTATGAGTAAATATGATATATCCAAAGAGCAAAATTTTAAAATTGATATTTTATCTAGCAGAGCATTAAGTCAGTGTTATGAGACGTATAGGTATCGTGAAATAGAATTTGAAGAATTTAAATATGATGAAAAAACATTCGCAATGTTACAAAGTGGCGATAATATTGGTATTATTCTTGGCGAATCTCCACTTATGCGAAAAGCGTTTATGCAAGTTAAACCCAATGATCTCTATGGATTAGCGGTATGTTTATCTATTATCAGACCTGCGGCTATGGATGCACGACAATGTATAGATACCGTTGATTTTAATAACCATATTATATTTGACGACGATGCAATTGATATTATAAGTAAAACTCTAAGAGTTGATGATGAAATTGCAGATAAATATCGTAGAGCTTTTGCGAAACGTGATAAAGAAGGAATTGAGGAATTCAAATCAAAAATACATAATTATCCAAGGGAAAAGCAAAAGGAAATTATGAAAAAATTGTCAAATCTGGCACAATATGGATTTTGTAAATCCCATGCATTTTCATATGCGCAATTGATATGGAAATTAGCCTATATGAAAGCGCATTATCCTTATGAATTTTGGAAAGCCACATTGAACAATTGTCAATCTTTATATAGAAAATGGGTTCATTTTTATGAGGCTAGACTCGCTGGAGTTGATTATTCTAAAGAACTTTTGAGAAGAGATGATGTGTCAATTTATGCTTTAAATCGTCGTAAAAAAATAGAAACCTGTAGTCAAATTGAACAATTACAGAAATATGGATATTGGATTATGAAAACCGACGAATTCTTTCCAGGATGTTATTATCGGCGGGAGGGTGATATTTATTATTTTAATGGTATAATTGCATCACATAGAGTTACTAAATTTAAGAAAAATAAAAAGCTAATGTTGTTTTTAGGTGTAGGTAAACATAAATACATACAGTTAAATATAGAAAATATAAAATATTTTGATGTAAAAAAGGTAGGTGTTGAAGGCACTGGAACGTGTCTAACAGATATAGAAGAAAAATGTTCTATTTTAACTGCTACGAAATATAAATATTATTAATAATAATTGTAATAATATAAATTTTATATATTTTTCACATACCAATTTAAAGCATAATCATTGGAACCTCCACTCATTTGCAAACCAAGACGAGAGAAAGACCTGTTGCAAGGATATTGCGCACTGCAACTTGTTGCGTGAAGCATTTTAGCGCGTCTTGTGGCGATGCTAGATGCGCCCACGCCAGCACCAGCGACGTATGTGTTATTTACATCAGCAGGTTGATTCGTAATTAATCCGAGAGCAAAGTTGCGTCTAGCACCGGCGCCATTACTTTTCTTATAATTAAATCCACCTTTTCCTACCCAGAAACTTCCGTTTGGCATTTTATATATATTATTGCGATAATAAAAATAAAAGGAACTTTGCTTACCCAAGTAATACAAATTTAGATACAGCCATTCCAAATAAAATTAATATCATTCCGACATAATCGTCAATTGTTGTAACAATATTTAACCAAAACTGATTACTAAATAGTTGTCCTAAAAACTGAAAAACATAAGAAGACAATGCCATTTGAGCAGGGTTTAAGAATGTGTAACCAAGACGTTGCATGGGAACAACAAATAGCCATTCAGCAGTGGCCCAAAATTCGGATGTTATCAATTTATTATAAATAGTTGCATCCTCTCCTTTAAATGTGGTCTGTAAAAACATTGCCAACATAACAGTTATCACAACTAATATATTAAGAAGCACCCACATTAATACTTTATAAACAGAGACCATTTATATAAAATGATAAAATTAAATTATATCAGTATATTTTAACAAAGATGAAATTTTATTCTAAAAATGTATATTATGTTTTATACTATATATTGTTTGCAATAGGTCAAGCTCTTAGCATGTGGGGACAATATGTGACGCTCCCGTATACAAATCTTACTTATTGGCAAGCATTTTCAATGGCGATACCTTTTGCGTGGTCAAATTGGTTGTTCACTACATTTGCGATAGATATTGGTCACACACATGACATTGCAAGTCCAACACAAGACACGTTTCTACTCATTGTTCTGCAGTTTACTTACTTATTAATTATAAATAGATTTTATTTGAAGAAGAAGATTACAAACAGCGATATCTTTGCATTTTTAATTATTCTAATAGGTTATGCAGTCAGTATGTTTCATTTGGTTACAAAGGCATTAGGAACCCAAAAGCCAAAAACCGGAAACACCACAGATTCAGAATTCATATTGGATAACAGTCCTTAAAAACAACATAAAAAATTAATAACATAATATAACAACAAAAACAAAAATGGTTTATTTAAATAATAAAATTGATTTAAATAAAGACGCAAATAACGAGAAGATAACAACATACATGGAAATAGAACAAACAAAAAAGACCAAACAAACCAAAGGAGTAAATCGTAACACCATTGACAAATACTATACAAAGAACACTGTAGTTGACTCATGCGTTGAGCTTGTTAAAAAATACATTCAAATAAATTCAAGCGAACTAATAATAGAACCAAGCGCTGGAAATGGTTCTTTTATTTCAGCTATTAAAGGATTAACCAACAATCATGCGTTTTATGATTTGGAGCCGGAAAACGAAGAAATTGTAAAGCAAGATTATTTGCAATTCAACTACACCGACGTTAAAAACAAATTTGAACGCATCCACATTTTAGGCAATCCCCCATTTGGACGCCAATCGTCATTGGCTATTAAATTTATTAAGAAATCGTGTGAGTTTTGCAGTAGTATATCATTTATATTACCGAAAAGCTTCAAAAAAGATAGTTTAAAAAAGACGTTCCCATTAAATTTTCATCTAATTTATGAAGCTGACTTGCCCAATAAATCGTTTTTAGTGAATGGTTCAGAGCACAACGTTCCGTGTATATTTCAAATATGGGAAAAAAAGACGCATAATAGAGAAATCATTGAGAAATTGGAACCCATTCATTTTAAGTTTGTTAAAAAGGATGAATCACCAGACATTTCATTTATACGCGTTGGTGGTAAGGCAGGAACAGTTGATAAAAACACTACAGACAAGGGAATTCAAGCGCATTATTTTATAAAATTCACAAACAACAATGCGAGTGTGGATGAAAACATAAAAAAATTGTCAACAATAACATACGATTTTAATAATACCGTTGGACCAAGGTCTATATCAAAACAGGAGTTAATTAAAGAATTTAACAAAGTCCTTTGATGGAATTGCGCCAGTTGGATAATCAACTATAAGGTCAATACCTTTTACAAATTTAATTTTTATTTCAGGGAAATTAACGTTGCTGACAATAATGTATATTAATTCCTTTGCTTTCTCTTCAAATACTTCCTTATTAAATGACCTCCCTTCGCCAATCATATTTGATGGCATAAACTTGCATCCGCGCGCCGTAAATGTTTTTTGGTCATACTTTACATTTGCATTGTTAAGGTCTGTATGATCATATTTTTTGCAACCCTTTACATGATTTAAAGCATAATTTTCTGCTAGCCATGGTTCAATAAAATGCGAAAATGCTCTACCGTCTTTATAAATTTCTATAATCGCTGATTTTGGAAGATTGCCAAAACTAAAATCTTCTATTACATGAACAGTTGTTTCATTTAATTTTATGATAGTTGTTTCAAGTTCTGTCATTTTGTTATAATGAAATATTTGCCTTTAAAATATTTCATTTCAATTTTTTTGCTCTATTTTGCTCCATTTTGATCCACTTTTTCTAAAAGTGGATTAGGAAATCTTCCTAGTGGGGATGTCAGAAGACACCAAGTAAATAGAGTTTTCAGTAATAATTATAAACTCCGTTCCACTTTTGTAAAACTTGGCAATAGGAGATGTGTATTCATCTTCGCTCTTTACCAACAACTTTTCGCCAGTTTCCTTGACACCAACAAGTGCCTTCTTATCAAGGGAGACGGACCAATAATCCATCATAATTGGCTTATCTTCAACGATAGACAATTTTGCGGCATGCCTTAAAGTAATGTCACTGGGTAATCTATAATTAGATACTTCAGTTTTTGGTTGTTCTACAGACATATTTATATTAAAGAAGTTTTAAAAGTCTTTAAATACTTATAAGATAAAAGTATTTAAATTTAATATTAAAATAAAATATAAAATGAACTCTGTTATAAATTTAAATAATAATAACCAGTATTCTTTAAATGATTCTAACAATTATAGAACCGAGTTAATTAATACGATAGGGGACATTGTAAATAAATACAACACTCTTCTCTCAGAATATCTAAATTTTATTGTTGATAATATTGGAATTAAAAACTCTTCGTATAGCAAATTTATTATTGAGCGAGGAATAGAAACAATAACCCACGTTTTTACTTTAATACTATACTATTGTAGAAATGTTGACATGGCTTATTATCACGGACAAAGGTCATTTTATTTTTACGTGGAGTTTATTGGTCAAATATCAGAGGACCAACATACTTTTTTGAATTTGAGCTCGCGAGATGCAGCAATGTTTGTATATAAAAAAACTATATTTGAGATTTCAAATGATTATCGCAAAAATCTAACAGAGCCAACAAAGGACGCGCTTGAAAAACTTGACATAATTAATGTGAATATTTGCATTTTTAAGAACTTAATTTATTTTACTTTAAGAGAAATGAATATAAACGAAAAAAATGCAATTGTTAACAATTTAGTAAAACAAATGGAAAGTATTTGTAATAAATTGTTAAAATACAAGTTTACTATCCAGGAATATAAAACAATAGAAAATTTTGTTAGTTTAATGAGTAAAAATATCAGTGTAAGCAAATATTATGAACTTGTTGACCTATTTATACAAAAATATTCAAAAATTAAACCCGAGTCTGCAAACAAAATTACTGATGCAAAGATTGGTGAAAAATTTTCTGACCCAAATTGCGAATCAAGGTTGGACGAATTACCAGAGAAATTTATAAAATGGATATTAGCACCATAATTAACAAAAATAACCAGAAAATAACCAGAAAATAACCAGAAAATAACCAGAAAATAATAAAATAAAATAAATCTATAATGTAAATGTTTTTGTCGCAAAATAAACAAAACTATACGCAAGTAATTGTAACAATTATTGCCGGATACATTGGTGCTCTTTTACCAAATAAATTATCCAATATTCCACACTTATTAATGGCTGTTATATTAGGGTCATTAGTAAGCAAAGTTGTTTTTGGCGATTTTGACATAGGATATCAATGGACTCAAAGCGATATTTATTATTGGTTTATTACTTTAATAGAAGCATTGATAGGCGGTTATTTGGCGCTATACGTAAAAAAACTTTCTAATAAATAATAATATATTATAAAAATGTATATAAACTTTACATTTTATCATAACTTGTGAAGACCAATTTGTATACGGTAATTTTGCTTCACATGTTATTAAATGTGGTTAAACTTCAACATTAATCTGAATAATCTTGCGACGAACCTTTTTCTTCTTGTCCTTTGAAATTTTATTTTCAGAAGTAATTAACTTCTGATTAATCTTATGAAATTCTGTGCATAATAGAAGTTTCAAAAATTCGTAAATTTCAAATAAAATGTCATCGTTACACATACCAACAATAAGTATGCTTCCTGTACGGAAAATCATAAAACTAACCTCAACAATCTTCTTGTACTTTTTATTATCCTTGTCCTCTTGTGAAATTTGACTACCAGTTTGGACTGTAAGTTCAGGATTGAAATAGAATTTGCATTGAATTCCAGGATACGAACAAGGGTCGTAAATGCAGTGAATGTTATATTTAAACTTTAGAATATCAAACAAGACCTCACGATTTATATAGAATCCACAATTAAAATTTGAATTAATAAGAACTGTATCACTTGTTTGCAGGTATTCAAGCTTATCTTTCACATGTGGTTGAAGATTTTGAATAATGTTCTTTAATACCTCTTCAAATATTTCGTCCGTTTGAATTCCAGGAATCTCCAATTTTCCAGTGTTGAACACTTTAATATGAAATTCTTTAAATGCGTCTTTAATTTTTATACGCATAATCATAACAAAACAATTATAAAATGCGCTCTTCTTCTTACAACGGTAACTCATTATGTCCTTCTTGGAGATTCCAATACTTACCTTTCTAATATCCTTGAATTTTATTCGCCCATTAGGATTATTTATACTTGTAATGATTTGCTCCTCATAATAAGTTTCTTTCTTTAGATTCTCTGCAATAATATCTAATTCTTCTTGATAGAGCGAATTAAATTTCATTTGCTTTTTTATGACACCATTCAAAGGTTTCGCATAAGCAATCACAGGAACGTTCCAAAAAACTTCCTTTAAATTGATTTCCTTATTTAAATAAGCAATTTTTGACTTTGTTGATATATAAATATCAGATGCTTTAGGCGCCTTAGAAAGTTCCAAATCTAAATTGGAAATTATTTCATTGTCGCCGTCAATATCGTCCGATAATCCCTCATCATAATCGGGTGATATAAAGTTTTTCCATTCATCGTCTATAGTCATTGCTATTGTTTTAGCCATAAGAATACTTGCACTACTGGCTTTATATTCTTTAAATTAATCTATTTCAAATTTATTTTCTAATCTTATAGAATAAAAATGCTTGGTTGTAAAGTGCGCATCATCCATGAAAGGAGTAATATTATTCAAATTCCCAAAAACTTATCTACATCAAATTTTAACTACAAAGACGTCTCATATGGCTTAAAACAAAACTTTTTTGACCCTTCAAAGAGTTCCCCACCAAATGAATTTATGATTAAGTTGCATAAACGAATGAGTCTCTATGAGTCTTTAGAAACAAAGGATGATAAGCGCGACAACGAGTAATTAATATAATAAGAATTCTTGCAATCTTGATAATGCATTATATTCTCTATAAATCTTAAATAGTCACTTGTAATGACATGTGGCTTATTACGAATAATATAATTTAAAAAGTCCTTAATTATATTTTTTTTATCAATGTTATAATTAATGCTAATTTCTTGAATATGCGCATCTAGTTCTTTAATAGAAGCTTTTGTGATAAATTTATTATATATTGTCTCCCAAACGTTCACGTCAATGATGTTGAACTTACTGTCAATAATATTTTGATTTGATTGCATGAAGTTTATCATACTTCGCATATCAGAACCATACAAATTTTGAATTAGATTCAATGATTTTTCCGTCATATTCAGTCCCTCATTATCTGAAATATGTTTTAAAAACTGAATAATTTCGTTTTTTGGAAGTTGATTAAAACGTAGTCGCAAAAATTCATTCTGTAATCCTTCATCAATTCTACTTATATAATTGCAAATTAAACAAAACCGCACTGTGCTTGAGTAACTTTGAATTAAATAATGCAGTGCTTGTTGAGCATTCTTGGTCATATAATCAACCTCATCCAATATTACGAATTTCATTCCTTTTTCAAATAATGTTTTAGAGTTTACAAACTGACTTATTTGATTACGAATTATATCAACTCCTCTGTCATTGGATGCATTCAATGTAATTGTCAATTCACTAGTTCGCTGATTATGCTTCTTGTGATATTCATTGATTAAAATCATTACACTTGAAGTTTTTCCTGTGCCTGGAGGTCCATAGAGTAACAAATGCGGGAAATAGGAGGTTTCTATAATATTTTTCATAATAATCTTGTTTAACGGATCTAGAACAACATCATCAAACTTTGAAGGACGGTAAAATTCAACCCAAGGAATGCTACTCATTTATTTTAAATATATATTTTAGTTTTTAATATATAATTCAAATTAAAACTAATATAATAAGACAATCAAAAAGACAATCAAAAAGACAATCAAAAAGACAATCAAAAAGACAATCAAAAAGACAATCAAAAAGACAATCAAAAAGACAATCAAAAAGACAATCAAAAAGACAATCAAAAAGACAATCAAAAAGACAATCAAAAAGAAAATCATATAAGAAAAATATAACGAATAAAATTGAAATTAATAATTCTAACCAATATTATGGACAAACAAAAAATAGAAATGGCAACATCAGGCTATCTAGAATTATTTATGGGTCCAATGTATTCTGGAAAAACATCCAAGCTACTAGAAATTTACAAGCAGTGTTCATTTTGTAATATTCCTGTCGCGGTTATAAATCATTGTTCAGATAAAAGATATCACGAATCAATGCTTTCTACGCACGATAAAAAAATGATCCCTTGCATTCAAACTCAACTAATAAAAGATGTATGGGACAATAGAAGCGTAGATGATGATTTTGATGAGGAATCAAGCAAACATTTGAAACTACGAACCGCGAAAGTTATCTTAATTAATGAAGGCCAATTCTTTGATGATTTGTATGATTGTGTTTTGGACATGATAAATGAAAAGAAAAAAGTTTATATTGCTGGGTTGGATGGCGATTTTGAGAGAAAAAAATTTGGGCAAATGTTAGACCTTATTCCAATATGCAATGATTATACAAAATTAAAGTCATTATGCTCTATTTGTAAGAACGGAGAACCTGGAATATTCTCGCTTCGTTTGACAAAGGAAACCCAGCAGACTCTAGTAGGTTCAGACAGCTATATTCCTGTATGCCGAAATTGTTATGATAAAAATAATTGTCAATAATAAAAATATAACTTTAAATATTTATTAAAACCATTTAAATTAGTAGTAATAGAATAGGTATAGTATAAAATGAGTAAAGTTTCAGAGGAAGCGATAAAACCTAAGAGGGGAAGGAGAACTAAAAAAGAAATATTAGCTAGTCAGGAGAAGGTTAAAAACGACGCGATTCATGCAGCAAAGGAAAAAGATTCTGAAAATAAGGTTGTTTTTTCTTCAGATTCAAACATTCAATTGCAAATATCTATTGATTTTAATAGTGAAAAGTTGGAGGAAGACGGAAATGAAGTTCTTGAACCAAATGAATTGAATGAAGGCGAAAATGTTGTCGTTAAATCACCTGGAAAAAAAAGAGGAAGAAAGCCAAAGGGGGGAAAAATAATACAACAAAATTTGACAGTTACAGAACAGAAAGAAACTAAACCAAACGTTATTTTGCATTTAAAGTGCTCAACAAAAGATTTGCAAATGTCTGGAGATTATAACTCTAACTTTACGTCTTCAAATATAGAGTCGTTTACATTTGGAGGGCCCAAAAATGATTGTTTTTATGAAATTATAAACAAACCAGAAGATGATAATACAATTATAACACCACCTGAAATTATTGGTTCTACTTCTATTTCTAATATAAAGAATATGAATTATAATGATATTCAAGACAATGATTGCTGCGAAACAAAGGAGATATGGAGAAAGCTCAAAACACTTGAACACAACTTGCATATTAACAATATTTCTGACAAGAAGTCTGCTTGTTTCTGGTGCTCTTATGATTTTGACAATCCGCCTATTTATATTCCAAAACATTTTATTAAAGACACTTACCATGTTTATGGTTGTTTTTGCAGCCCTGAATGTGCTACTGCTCATTTAATGGAAGAAAATATTGATAGCTCAACAAAGTTTGAACGTTATTATTTGATTAATCATATTTATTCAAAAATATATCATTACTCAAAGAATATTAAACCTGCTCCTAATCCACATTATATGTTGGAACGTTATTATGGAAATTTAACAATACAAGAATATCGCTCGTTACTCAAATCAGAGCGTTTATTTTTAATTGTTGATAAACCTCTTACTAGAATTCTACCAGAGTTTCATGAAGATAATGATGATTTTATTATTAATAATAAGATTATACCATCAAATAATTATCAGTTGAAAAAGAGACTCCAGAAGAAGCAACAGACAAAAAATAATATTGTTAATGAACGCTTTGGATTAGCTTCAAATTAATTAAATAATAAATTTAATTTATTATTTATTAAGGTATACATGATTACTTTTATCCATATACTTTTTCTGGAAAAATTCATTTATCCAGAAAATAGATTAGTCAATTTTTCTGTTGTTATTCATTGCGATTTCATCCTTTAATTTAGCATCTTGTTTAATATTAAAATTGCGAATAGAATCATCTAATCTACGTCTTAGTTGTTTATATATTTCTTGATTAACAGATTTTGGCACAGGTTTAGGTTTTTCAACAATTCCCATGTATTCTTTAATTACTTTTATTGGGTCATCGTTGTTTACCATTAATTTCTCTCTTGCAATGTCTTCATTATAATCTGTTTGTCGCATTATCATTTGGATTTTTTCATAAGCATCGGATTCGCATATAATTGTAATATTGTCCATGTTATACATATTGTTTAAATATTTTCTAAATCATATTAAACGAAATTTACTAATATAAAATATCCAAGAGTAATGTCGCATTTGCCTACTTTTATTGATATTCAACCAATTTTAAATGAAGTTAATTCTGTTGTTAAACGTGGTATTCATGATTTAATTTACGATTATACACACTCGCATTTAACTAGAGAACTTGAAAAGTGTCGTGCTGAGATGGAATATTATAAGAAAGAACTTGAAATCTTGCAAAAACACAATACTCGGCTAAACATTTCTAAGGAAAATATTTCATTGAATATTGAAGAAGTGTCTGACACTCAAAGCGTTGACGATGATTGCACAATTGAAAAGATTTTATTGCAAAATGAAGTTACGTCAAAAAACGTTCGTGTTTCTGTTACAGAAACCAGTGATAGTGAAGAGGACAAGATTAAAGAGAATCAAAGCCAAGAAGAGGAAGAGGAAGAGGAAGAGGAAGAGGAAGAGGAAGAGGATGAGGAAGAGGAAGAGGAAGAGGAAGAGGAAGAGGAAGAGGAAGAATACCAAAACGAAGCCGATGAGGAAGAAACTGATTTATGTAAGTGCGAATGCAGCCACAATAAAAATTCTGAAGAATTGTGCACAAAGTGTTTTATTTCAAATAATATTTTCTCAAAATCAATTGCGGTAGAATCTAAAGAAGAACAAGAAGATGAAGAAAATGAGGAAGATGAACAACAAGATGAAGAAGATGAAGAAGAAGAGGATGAAGAAGATGAAGAGGATGAAGAGGAGAAACAAGAAGTTGAACAAGAGAAACAAGAATTTGAACAAGAGGAAGAAGAGATGGATACTGAGGATGAAGTAGAAGAGGAAGAAGAAGATGAGGAAATTGAAGAGGATAAAGAGGAAGAAGAGGAAGTTTTTGAAATTGAAATTGAAGACGTTAACTACTTTGCAACTAATGAGGAAAATGGACCAATTTATGCAGTAGATAAAGATGGTGACCCTGGAAATCAAGTTGGTTATTTAAAGGATGGTGAGCCATTTTTTTATTGATATAATATAAGTTATCCATGTTCAAATTATGTCCTCCCGCATTAATTTATATAGTTTTTTCTCTCGCGCAGATTCTAATTGATACCTTTAAAGGGCTTTATAATACTGCGTTTATGAAATTTGTTGTTGCAATACTTGTTACTCTTTTATTAAATGGTTTATGTGACGGTGGTTTAGGAGTTATTTCCTGGATTATTGTTTTCATACCATTTATTTTAATGACATTTGTGGTAGCAATGTTATTATATATATTTGGATTAAATACTACAATAGGACCGGCGCCTCAACTAAATACAACTACTAGTAGTATTTATATTACAAAACAACCTGAAACCAAAACTGTGTCTCGGCCTACAACAGTGTTTAAGAAAAACTTTTTTCCATATTCTTCTACATCTCCGGCATATGAAAGCTTCCAAAGTATATAAATCAAAAACTATTTAAAAATTTATTTATAATTTATCCAAAGTTAATGACTATAATTAATATTTTTACTCTTGGAGCAGGGTTTCATATATTCATGACATACTGTTTTCCAAATCAATATCAAGCTACTCTTTTAAATATATCATTCTATACAATTCTTTTTTACACAAACATTGAAATGCGTGTTAAGAAATTGTATTTCCATCCATCGTTTAAACCAATAAAATCATTAATTGAAAAGTTTAATAAAAAATCTGAGATTGATATTATAAAGTTTAATAAAGTTATGCTATCAACAAATAAACAGTATGTTTCACTTCATCAGTTTTTATTGTACGACTTTATTATATTTTCTGATTATGAAGGATTAACAGAAACATCACCAAAGTTGAATAAGGTATTATTTTTTGGATTGCCAAAGTTTCCGTTAAATTTTGATTATAAATTATGTAAGTTTTCATTTATGTCATTAACTGTAAAATTTAATGGCACAAAGTATAAAATAAAGCTATCAAATGACTATGAGAATTATTACGTTGTTGGAAATAAGATTAATCTTCTTTTAATTTCATATCTATTAAAGGAACAACATAATGTTAATTGCGATGAAATTACTGGAATATATGAATTAGATGTTATTGATAACAACGTGAATATGAAAACGTTTAATGAAAAAGATGAGATAGAATTTAATGAAAATGATTACACTGTTTCACCATTTATTTACATTGATACGTCAAATATGACCGTTTTAGATTTTATCAATAAAGCCACAAATACAAATACAAATACAGATTCAGATAGTAAAGTAGAATTTTCTTATGAATTGCCAGATAATCAATGATAATTGAATGAATAAGCAAAAACAATATAAAAAAAAATTGATAGTTACAATTATAATGGTAACTCCGCAAACTACAATGGCAACATATACAGATAGTAGCGAATATCATGCACTATTAAACAAATGGACCATGTGGGCACACTTGCCTCATGACACCGATTGGAGTATTGGCAGTTATAAAAAGATTTACACACTCGGAAGTGTTGAGGAAGCTATTGCTCTTGCCGAAACGCTACCAGACGTTTTGGTGAAGAACTGTATGTTGTTCCTTATGAAGGAAGGCATAAAGCCAATCTGGGAAGATCCAAAGAATCGTGCAGGCGGTTGTTTCTCTTATAAGATTTCAAACAAGAGTGTTTACGAGGTTTGGAAGGAACTTAGTTATGTTCTTGTTGGAGAAACGATTAGTACACAGTCATCATTTGTTGCCAATGTAACCGGAATTACCATTTCACCAAAGAAAAATTTCTGTATTATAAAGATTTGGATGTCAACGTGTGCGAACCAAAACCCTAATATTGTAACAAATGCCGTAAAGGGTATGACTTCTCAAGGTTGTTTATTCAAGAAGCATACACCTGAATACTAAATACAATTTTATTACGTTTTTACATTTAAAGTGGAATAAAATTAGAACAAGCTAAATATAAAGTGCAAGTAAAAAAAAAATTGAAAACTTTTTTAAAAAAAAAATAATGCACAATCAATACAATGTTTGTAACTGCAAGTTTACTATCTATTATATTTATTGCGGTTTTTATGTGTGATTGTTTCGGGAAAACACGTGGAACATTAACTCAATCAAAATTTAATATTGAATATAACCAAACCACGACAAAAATGCCTTCGGAATGTAATACAAACATAACGTGTAATGCGTGCAGAAGATACGCTAATATTACAAAAAATATTCGCAGAGTTATTATTGACCCCATTACAACCATTCCTGTAAAAATGGTTCCGGTGCAACAACCTTTTCAGCCAAACACGCATACAGAACCAATTGCAGAAAATCCAAAACACGTTCCTGAAAAACAAATCAGAAGTTTACGAAATGGATATTATTCGCAACCCATCTTAAAAACTTATTTAAGAGGATTTTCACCGGCACAAAATCTTGTTTTACACAACCCTCATGACCGTTATTGCTACAACGTAATGCAGTCAATAAAGTATATTATAGGAATATAAGATTGTATGTGTTTCATCCCATTTTAAATTAAATTTAAATTAAATAAAGTTCTTTTTTATTTTTACAAATTTGGCGTTATAATTTTGGTTTATATAGGGTCCGAGTCTTTTAACAACTTTTGCACATTTTAAGCTAAGACGATTCAAAAATTATCCAGCCCTATAATAATTTGAACCATTCGTAACCACCTTCACGAATGACCCTATACCACCCGTAGGCCCAGTTCCACCTGTAGGACCAGCTGGAATAGTATAAATTGTTGTTCCAGATGGACCTACTTCTTTAACTGTTACTGTGCTAGTAGTAGATTTATTACAAAGACCATACCATATTCCAGAAGTTGCGCCAATACTAGTAGGCAATACAACTGTTTTTCCTGTTGGTCCTGCAATAATTACGGTTTTAAATGCATAAGTGGGATAAGTTATTGTAAGTGTTCCATTTGCTGAGGGATCTATGATAGAGTTTTCAGATACACCGGAAAAATTGTAAAAATTAACAAGACCGTAAAGATCAATTTGTCCAGGAAAGAATTGTGCTATATTTGTATTACCCGCCTGAGTATCATATCCAGTAGACATATCAATATTGTTTAAATTAGCTCTAAGAACTGTAAAATTAGGAATACCGGTATCATTATTGTCAATAAAGGAGTTGTACAACGCAGAAAATGGGTATCCCAATTGATAAGTAGGAATTGTTAAACCTTGTACACCAGCAAATATTTCTAAATTGTTTGAAGGATCTGGATATTGCATGCACATATTAAAACTAGTATCTTGCATACCAAAAAATGATTCTTGTGTTGGATCCGTATTGAGGTTTGCTTTTTGAAATACTTTGGGTGGAGCGAATGCATTACCTGATTTAATATCAATTCTTGCTTCGGTTAGATACGGAAAAGTCACACATTGAGTATCTATTGTATATGATTCCTGATTTGCATCAGTTGAGAAGACTTGTATAGAATTATTGCTGAAATATGCAGGTTTATTAATGGCTCCGGTTAATCCTATATACATATTTTCACTAGTCAATCTACCTGTGCTTGGATTATAAGACAAAGGGGTGGTTGATATATCTGCTCGTAACGTTTGACCTGTTCCTGCTGCTGATACAAAAGTAGGGTAATAAACAGAAGCAGTATTTGTATCTGTAATAGTAACAGTAGAAGCATTTGTGTTTGCAGGACCAGTTGGACCTATTTGACCAGTAGGTCCAGTTACTGTGCTTTGAGGTCCTGTATAACCTGTTGGTCCAGTAGGCCCGGTAACTGTGCTTTGAGGTCCTGTGTAACCTGTTGGTCCGGTAACTGTGCTTTGAGGTCCCGTTGGACCTGTTGGACCTGTGTAACCTGTTGGTCCTGTTGGACCGGTTGGACCTGTAACTGTGCTTTGAGGTCCTGTATAACCTGTAGGCCCGGTAACTGTGCTTTGAGGTCCTGTTTGACCTGTAGGCCCGGTTACCGTGCTTTGAGGTCCTGTATAACCTGTAGGCCCGGTAACTGTGCTTTGAGGTCCTGTATAACCTGTAGGCCCGGTTACCGTGCTTTGAGGTCCTGTATAACCTGTAGGTCCTGTAAAACCTGTAGGTCCGGTAACTGGACTTTGAGGTCCTGTTGGACCTCTAACGCTGCTTTGAGGTCCTGTATAACCTGTAGGCCCGGTAAATGTGCTTTGAGGTCCTGTATAACCAGTAGGCCCAGTAACTGTGCTTTGAGGTCCTGTATAACCACTAGGCCCAGTAACTGTGCTTTGAGGTCCTGTTGGACCTGTAGGTCCTGTTCCACTACTTGTAGAAATATAACAATCACATGGGTCAGGCACAAATGATTCACATGAATTACAAGTTCCACAACCTATATCGGGGTCACAAACAGTTCCATCACAAGAATTGCATGGATAATAACCTCCAATAATGTTGACAATTGGTATTCCATTTATATTTTGCACTTGCAAATTAGTCGTAGTTATATTCGTGCTATTAATGTTATTTGAATTTATGTTACTCATATAAAAAACACACATATTTTAAAAATAATATTAATACAAAAACAAAGTAACTTTTTTAACTTTTAGTTTGGGCAAGGAAAAGGTCTTTGGTTTTTCTCTATCGCTAAAGGTTCTGTCATTAAAACTGCGTGCTCCTTGAAAAAATTAGAAGTTACAAATGTTTTTAATTAAAGTTCATTGATTGAAAATTGATTCCAGGTACCTGAACAGAATTAATAAAACTTCCAGAGAAATTTGTATAGTAAGCAATAATATATTGCGAGTTAGTATAAAGTTTATAAACCTTAGATTGTCCTTATTGTTTTTGCTGGTGCCTTTTAATTTCGTTGTCATATTAATAATTTTTTGGAGTTTAATCAAAAGATATGAAAAAGAAACCGAAGACCGCGACGATTCAGAAATTATCAACCACTAAAGTATCTAACTCCATTACTAACAAACTTTACGTAAGACCCTATACCACCCGTAGGCCCAGTGCCACCTGTAGGACCAACTGGAATAGTATAAATTGTTGTTCCACCAGTGCCACCTTCTTTAACTAATACTGTTTGGGTAGTAGATTTATTACAAATACCATACCAATACCCCCCATAATATAATACATTAGGTAATACAACTATTTTTCCTGCAACTGAAGGCCATGTAATAAATGTTGAAAATAAGTTAGTAGGATTAATTAATTGAACATTTGCATTAGGTGTAGTATCTATAATAGATTTTTCATATATACCGTAATTCCCAACAAATCTAATATTACCGTAAAGATCAATAGTTGAAGCATTAAATCGTGCTATATTTACAGTGCCCGTCGGAGTTGAAGAACTACTAAACATTTCTATATAGTTATATAAGGCTCTAACACCTGTATAACTAGTACCGGTATTACCACTAGAACCTGTGGCACTATAATTGTACAACGTAGTGCCTACTAATGTACTAGGAAAAATAGAACTTTGAAAACCCTGTACACCCGCATAAATATTAGTGCTAAGAGAAGGATCAGGATAATGAGTATTAATATCAAAAAAAGTATCTTGTATAGTGGAAGAAGACCTTTGTGTAAAATCGCTAGTTTTTTGTGCTATTTGGTATATTCTGGGTCCTACTCCAGGATTTCCACTACCTGTACCAGAACGAATCTCCATATAAGCCGTTCCGGTTGTTCCACTAGCTGATATTGTGTATTTTGTATTCCCAGTACTTGTCTTTTGTATTTTAGTATTTGATATCATAGCAGGATCTGTTGCTGTTCCTATATACATATTATCAGTAGTCAATGTTCCTGTACTTGGAATATAAGACAAAGGATTGGTGGATATATCAGCTCGTAACGTTTGTCCTGTTCCTGCTGCTGATACAAAAGTAGGGTAATAAGTAGCAGCAGTATTTGTATCTGTAATATTAACAGTAGAAGCATTAGTTGGACCAGTAGGTCCTGTTTTACCAATAATGCCTGTTGGACCGGTAGGTCCTGTATAACCTGTAGGTCCTGTTTGACCAGTAGGTCCGGTATAACCGGTTGGACCAGTTGGACCTGTAACTGTGCTTTGAGGTCCCGTTGGACCTGTTGCACCAGTTGGTCCTGTTGAGCCAGTTATTCCTGTAGAGCCGGTTGAGCCAGTTGCGCCTGTTGCGCCTCTTGCGCCTGTTGCGCCTGTTGAGCCAGTTGGTCCCGTTGCGCCTGTTGCGCCTGTTGAGCCAGTTGGTCCTGTTGCGCCAGTTGGTCCTGTTGCGCCAGTTGGTCCTGTTTGACCAGTTGGACCTGTAATTGTGCTTTGAGGTCCTGTATAACCTGTTGGACCTGTAAAACCTGTAGGTCCGGTATAACCGGTTGGACCTGTAACGGTACTTTGAGGTCCTGTATAACCAGTAGGCCCAGTAACTGTGCTTTGAGGTCCTGTATAACCAGTAGGCCCAGTAACTGTGCTTTGAGGTCCTGTTGGACCAGTAGGCCCGGTTACCGTGCTTTGAGGTCCTGTTGGACCTGTAGGTCCTGTTCCACCACTTGTAGAAATATAACAATCACATGGGTCAGGCACAAATGATTCACATGAATTACAAGTTCCACAACCTATATCGGGGTCACAAACAGTTCCATCGCAAGAATTGCATGGATAATAACCTCCAATAATGTTGACAATTGGTATTCCATTTATATTTTGCACTTGCAAGTTAGTAGTGGTTATATTCGTGCTATTAATATTATTTGAATTTATGTTACTCATATAAAAAACACACATATTTTAAAAATAATATTAATACAAAAACAAAAACAAGCTAAATTTTTTTAACTTTTACTTTGAACAGGGAAAAAGTCTTTGGTTTTTCTTTATTGCTAAAGGTTCTGTCATTAAAACTGAGTGCTCCTTGAAAAAATTAGAAGTTACAAATGTTTTTAATTAAAGTTCATTGCTTGAAAATTGATTCCAGGTACCTGAACAGAATTGATAACATTTCCAGAGAACTTTGTATAGTAAGCAATAATATATTGCGAGTTAGTATAAAGTTTATAAACCTTAGATTGTCCTTATTGTTTTTGCTGGTTCCTTTTAATTTCCTTGTCATTTTAATAGTTTTTTGGATTTTAATCAAAAGATAAGAAAAGGAAACCGTGAGCAGAGACGATTCAGAAATTATATAGCCCTATAATAATTCGAACTATTCGTAACAAACTTTACGTAAGACCCTATACCACCTGTAGGCCCAATACCACCTGTAGGACCAACTGGAATAGTATAAATTGTTGTTCCACCAGTGCTACCTTCTTTAACTAATACTGTTTGGGTAGTAGATTTATTACAAATACTATACCATATTCCAGAAGTCGCACCAACACTAGTAGGTAATACAACTGTTTTTCCTGCAATTGAAGGCCATGTAATCCACGTTTTATGTGCGCTACTTGGATAAGTTAATGTAAGTGTTCCATTTGGTGAGGGATCATCATTAGATTGTAGGGTTATACCGTAACTCCCAACAAATCTAACGTTACCAAAAAAGTTAATAGTTCCAGGATAAAATTGTGCTATATTGGCACTACCCGTCGTAGTTGACGAATTAAACATATCTATATAACCGGTGTTGACTCTAACACCTGTATAACTAGTACTAAATAATCCCGAGTCAAAACTGTACAACATACTAACTGGATATCCAAGATTAAACGTAGGATTTTTAAAACTCTGCACACCAGCAATTAAATCATAGTCAGGGTTTGTATGTTTAGTATAAATATCAAAAAAAGTATCTTGCAAAATATATTCTGTCCTTGGTAACCCATTGATAGTGTTATATACAGATTGATAAATTTGTGGTGAAGCATCTGCATTACCAGAGCGAATCTCAATAAAAGCCGTTCCGGTTGCTCCCTGAGAACGTATTAGGTAACTTGTGCTACTAGAACTAGTTGAGAACCTATTTATTTCAGTATTTGTTATTATTGCAGGATCTGTTGCTGTTCCTATATACATATTTTCAGTAGTCAATCTACCTGTGCTTGGATTATAAGACAAAGAGGTGGTTGATATATCTGCTAGTAACGTTTGTCCTGTTCCTGCTGCTGATACAAAAGTAGGGTAATAAACAGAACCACTATTTGTATCTGTAATAGTAACAGTAGAAGCATTTGCAGGACCAGTAGGTCCTGTTTGACCTGTAGGTCCAGTTACTGTGCTTTGAGGTCCTGTATAACCTGTTGGTCCAGTAGGCCCTGTCACTGAGCTTTGAGGTCCTGTATAACCTGTAGGCCCGGTAACTGTGCTTTGAGGTCCTGTTGGACCTGTAGGCCCGGTAACTGTGCTTTGAGGTCCTGTTGGACCGGTTGGACCTGTAACTGTGCTTTGAGGTCCTGTATAACCTGTAGGACCTGTAACTGTGCTTTGAGGTCCTGTATAACCAGTAGGCCCAGTAACTGTGCTTTGAGGTCCTGTTGGACCAGTTGGACCTGTAACAGTGCTTTGAGGTCCTGTATAACCTGTAGGTCCTGTAATTGTGCTTTGAGGTCCTGTTGGACCAGTTGGACCTGTAAAACCTGTAGGTCCGGTAACTGTGCTTTGAGGTCCTGTTGGACCTGTAACGGTGCTTTGAGGTCCTGTATAACCTGTAGGTCCGGTAACTGTGCTTTGAGGTCCTGTATAACCAGTAGGCCCAGTAACTGTGCTTTGAGGTCCTGTATAACCACTAGGCCCAGTAACTGTGCTTTGAGGTCCTGTTGGACCTGTAGGTCCTGTTCCACCACTTTTAGAAATATAACAATCACATGGGTCAGGCACAAATGATTCACATGAATTACAAGTTCCACAACCTATATCGGGGTCACAAACAGTTCCATCGCAAGAATTGCATGGATAATAACCTCCGATAATACTAACAATTGGTATTCCATTTATATTTTGCACTTGCAAGTTAGTAGTGGTTATATTCGTGCTATTAATATTATTTGAATTTATGTTACTCATATAAAAAACCCACATATTTTAAAAATAATATTAATACAAAAACAAAGTAACTTTTTTAACTTTTAGTTTGGGCAAGGAAAAGGTCTTTGATTTTTCTCTATTGCTAAAGGTTCTGGCATTAAAACTGCGTCCTTCTTGAAAAAATTAGCAGTTTCTAATGTTTTTAATTCAGGATATAAAGGTCCAGCTGGGTTTACTAAATTTGTAGAGTTTATGCCAAATAAAAATGACTCAATATCAGGTGCATTGTATGACAATTGATTCCATGGTATTTGAGCTGGGTTTACACCATTGCCAGGAAACTTTGTGTCATAAGCCGCACCATATTGCGAGTTAGGATAAAGTGTATAAACCTCGGATTGTTTGTATTGTCTTTGCTCTAAATTATAATTTCCAGGTGTATTTAGGTTTCGTGTTGATGCCATGTTATATATAATCCTTATAGAAAAATAATCTAACTTTGTTTAATTGCATCTTTAAGTTGATTTATATTATCACTGCGAGTTATTCCTTCATTTAAAATGTTACAAATGCATTTATGAGTCAAAAAAAAATAATCATATGAAAATAAAGTGACAAATCCAGATTCATAATCTTCGCAACAATATTTCAGCTTAATTTTTTCTATACATTCCATAAATCCAACATCTATTTTTAAAATATTATAAAGTTCAAACAATTTTTCATTGTTAAAAAATACATTGTCACAAGAGCTTTCAACTTGATCTACAGTAAATTCCAATGCTCTTAATAATTCTGTTTTATATATTAACTCGGACAACTCTTCAAATTCTTCTACGTCTTCCACGTCATATTTTTCATCTTTATGATAAGTGTTTCTAAGAAGATTGTCATAAAAACTATATGTGCAAACAAAATGTGAATTGTACATATAATAATAAGTAGTTGTGTTTTATGTTGTTTTTTAAATATATTATAAATAAAATAATGGTTAGTTTGGAAAACATTTAAGGCTAAACTTAACAAGTTATGAAAGGCTGTTAAACATATTGATTTTGTGTGTGAGCTGCATAATAATCACGGTCTCTTGTCAATTCGCGAGATGGAACTCCGCCGCGAATCCATCCTTCAGATGCAACCCCCTCAACACAATAAGCAGGGTTCGTGATGCGGTCTTGAACGCTAGGAATTAAAGGAGTATTTTGATATTTAATATAGCTCTTTTCCGCTAGCTTATTCACGCTTCGCTTGTTAGTTAGAAGCTCACCTTGTTGAATTTGAGACTCTAAAATAGGGCAAACTGACCCACGTCCTAAAAATGGGACAGTGGCAAAGGGGCGCTGGAACAAGTCAATCTTACATTTGGGGTGAGTTTGGATACTGCCAATCAATAACTTAGAACTATTATCAACAACGCATCCACCAGAACCAACTGGACTAGTTCCATTGTAAAAAACACATGGCTGAGACGTGGCTAAAGCAATTGGCTTTTTCATAGTGCAGTCGTTGGCAAAATAATTCTGCAAAGTGTAGTTGCATGCACTTATATTTTGAATTGTCTCCTGGTCTTGGAAGCAAGTATCATTTCCAATTCTACTCATGTTATCAAAGGTATAATTAGTAACAAACGCCATTTATATATAATACATTTATTTTTTTACTAAACAAAAGTATTATAAATTAATTTTTATTTTTATTATTTTGCTTGATTGCTTTTTCTAAAGGTAATTAATACAAATTGTATCTAATATTATCTTGAACACATGCAAAAGCGTTTCCATCTCTGCAGCTGGGCATGTCACCATATAAATAATCAGCAAATGCTCCTTGATCATTTGGAATTTTTGTGTTAGGTGTAGAATAAAAAGACCACTGAGATTGGTCAAATTCAAATTGTTCTCCTAAATCTCCATATAATTGTTTGTTTGTATTTTTTATGCCAGGATTCAAGCTCTGAACCATTTTTTTAGTTGAAACGTTAATATCCTCATAAACCTCTGTATTAAAAGATGGAGGAGCAGGTTTTCTAGTGGGATTGTCCATAATCTCAGTTAACAAGACATTGCCAAGAGGATTCTTCTTATTAACGGGCATAAATTCTGATTTTAAATAATTTTTTAAAGTATCAGGATTGATAATAGTTTCTTGCTGATTTTTGACATCAATTCCACTAAATCCTTCCTTTGAACCATCCAACATATCCTTGGTAACTTTTTGTTTGCGAATTTTATACATTGCAAAAATTACAATCAATGTTAAAACTCCGATTAATAGAATACTTTTATTCATAGTTAATAAAAATCCTAAAATTGATAGTATAATAACAAGTCTGCTAATTGTGTTCAATTTTTCTTCATAAGACATTTTTGAAGAAGGCCATAATTGAAGAATATAGTCTTTATTAAATAGAATTGATGGTTCATTGATCCAAAATGTTGAAGTCATTGTATTATATATATAGAACTACTTAATTTTATTTTTGAATTTCATTGCAACAATTATTTATTTAGTTAATAATTATATTATTTACATTATATATATGAATTTAACAAAAAAAATAAATAAAATTCCCACAGTTCAAGGCGAAACAATTAAAGACTGGGAAAAAATAAAAAAATACAAGATGTCAATAGGAAAATTTTACACAGGACCATTTGCCACTGCCAGAGGAAATCCAGATTTTGGAATTTTTCCATTAATTTCTAAGTATATTTTTATATCATACGCATTATATTATTCTGTATCAAAAAACTATAAGTATGTAGCTTTAGTAGCTTTTATTTATTTTATTGGATGCATATTAAACGGTGTTCGTTTTTATTACATAGACACGTTAACAGAATACGGTGAAGATGATGAGTTTTTAAAAACAATAGTTAACGATAATATAATCGGTGGAGTTTTATCATTAATTGCTGTTTTATACGTTTTATTCAAGAAATAACTGCATAGTGTTTTATTAATTTTATATATAATATTAATATATTATATACAAATGAACATGCCAGATATTGTAAATAAAGAAGGTAGAAAATTGAAATATTATTCTGGAATTTTTGAAGACAATAACGGGAGACCAGACTTTAAAGGTTTAGGTCCAATATTAAAAGGAGTTCTATATTTATTTTTATTTTCAGTAATAATATCTATTTCAGAAACTAATTATTGCTTTGCAGTATTATTATTTTTATTTTTTATTAGCCACCTTTTAACAGCCATTCGTTTTTATTATATTGAAACACTTGACAAAAATGGAAGTGACAATTACTTTATTCAAATGAACATGGTTCAAAATATTGTTGAAGGGTTTGTAGCTTTATTTGTTGTATTATACATGTTATTTGGTAAAGTTTTAACAAAAAAAAATATTACTAACAAGCGTTAAATTTTCTTAAGTCTTATTTTTTTTTTTCTTTTTATTTTTAACATTAGAATCATTTGGTTTTGGTTTGGATACTCGTGGAGTTCGTTCAGTCTTACCCTCTGAACCAAACATTGCAATTAATTCTTCATCTGTTATTTGCGTAGCTTGTTGTTCTTGAAGTGTATTTACCGAGGCAGAAGCAGCTGCCAAATGAGCGAGATTTTTGGCTTCCATTTTTTTCTTAATTCTATTCCTAAAAGCCTCCTGTTTTGAAAGTCTATCTGCTTGTTGCTTCATCGCGTTAGTATTAATTTTTGTATTTCTTCCTAATCCAGCCATACCAGCCATCGCAGCTAAATCGCCCATATCCATTCCACCAGACCCGCCATCTCTTCCCATTCCTCTTCCTCCCATTCCCATCTTACCTAGCATTTCTTGAATATTTCCCATTCCAGGCATATTCTTCATTTTATTTAACATCTCACTTGCTTCAGTCATTAGCTCATTCTGGCTAATCTCTCCTGACTTCATTCTTGAATCAAGTTTATCGCTAACGTTTTTAACTAAACCCATTAACTTTCCTGGATTACTAAAAAGTTTTTGGAATATGTCTTTTACATCGGTAACACCTTCCATATCCATATTTAAATTTTGCGACGTTTCTTCAGCAATTTCTCTAGCAAGATCTCCCAACTTTCCCCCCATCATACTATGTAAATGGCCTTGAATGTCATCAGCAGAAGGCATATTAAATTCAGAACTTGATTCACCGGCTGCAGTTCCTTCTTCCTGTGACATATTCTCAAAAATGTTTTGCATATTTCCAAGAGTCTCTTCCAATTTAATCTTAAATTCATCCTCATTAATTGCATCAAATAATTGTGAGGTGTCTCCAAGCGCCGATTTATCCTTAACGCTTCCAATTATACAGATTAATACCATTTGCAAATACTTCCAAATTGTTTCACGAGTCTTGTCACTAATGTCACATTTCCATAAGTATTTAAAACTAATTCCAGGCAAAAACTCAGTATTTACTTGAGAATCATCATCAAAAATTTCCGTCTTTTGATATAAAATATCAAAGAAACGTTCGGGGAAAACTCGCACACAATGGTCAAATAAACTTTGCATTTTTTGTTGAGCGTCTAAACAAACTGCTTTATTGCGAGCCTCAATATCCTCTACATGAGAGAAGTCTTGAGGCTTCCACCATTTATCAATTATTGGAAGATATTCCGGGAATGTAATAAGAATATCAGAAATAAAGTCTTTAATAATCTTGGTAAACTCTTCTGGAATCGTGCGCTCTTCTGTTTCGGACATTATTTATATGTTTGATATAAATTTATTTTTTTAAATCAAACTAAATAGAATTTAATATTTTGAACAACTTTTTAAGGTTGATTTATGCCATAGTATGATACAATGTTGAAATCTTCTTTAAATTTTGAATATATTTCATTACCTTTTTCTGGTCTTCTTGTTTCATCATTTTAACAGGTGTTCTCAATCTATTGATGGCCTCCATTATTTTATCCGAATTTTCCGCTTTTGATAAATCTGCTGAATAGTCCTTATTAATAAAAAAACTAATATCATCCTTGTCAATTGCATCACTATAATTCTCTACAACAAACTGTTGCCAAATCTTTATAATCATTTTAGGATTGGCCTTTCTAATCAAAATAAAAGAGTTTTTTGCAGTTGCTAAATCAATATCATCTGGAAAAACGTTTATAATATCATTAACAAATTCCATAAAATGATCATTAAAAGCGGTTAATAATGTTGCTGATTGCGTAGCCATTATATTTGTTATTTTATTATTTTTTTAAGTTATTAACCTATATTATTTATTATTTCTTTGCAGTCAATCCGGCAATTTCTTGTTCTCTCATTTGTTGCAACTTTTCAATTGTCATTTCCTGTCCACCAGCACTTCTACTTTGTTTATAATCGTGCTCATCAGTTGGCGTGCTTATTGTATCACTATAATTCAACGGAACGTAATTATGCATTTGCCTCATTCCACCATTTCCTTTTGTATTTAATTCTTCTGAATCCATGTCTAAAAAACTATATTGGTCGGATGCAACACAACCTCCTCCTAAAGAAAACGCCATTGGTTCCATATTATTACTTGTTGCTTGGCGAGTAATAACTTCTTGTGCCGGTTTTAAATGATTATAAATGTTATCGCCATAAAGAACTTGATAATTATTATTCAATAGTAATAAAGCAGGAACCTTTGTTACATTTTCAGGCATAACAATTTTTTGACCACTTTCTAAAACTAAATAAATTTTATTATCAGGACCCTTGGTTCTTTTGTCAATACATATAAAATGAATATCTTTGCTTGCCTGAGTTTTAGAAAGAGTCTGCAAAAGCTTTTTAGAATGCTCGCAAAAATTACTATAATAGAGAATTGAACTCATTAATCTATATTAAGCTTATTGGATTATTATTTTAACTCATTTTTAAAAAAATTGATTAAATATATTAAATAGTATTTATTTAGTATAATATAGAATGAACCCACGCATTGAAAAGTTAGAAGAAGACGGTGATACCTTGTCATTTACGTTGAGAGATGTGAATGTAAGTTTAGCGAACGGGCTTCGCAGGACAATTTTGTCTGACATCCCAACAGTTGTTTTCAAAACTAGTCCAAATGAACAAAATAAATGTACGATTATTACAAATACAACTCGCTTAAATAATGAGATTCTTAAACAGAGATTAAGTTGTATTCCAATTCATATTTCTGATTTGAAAATGCCACTTCAAAATTACCTTGTTGAGGTAAATGTAGAAAATCTTACAGATACCATTATGTTTGTAACAACTGAACACTTTAAGATTAAAAATTTGACTACAAATGAATATTTAAAAGATAAAGATCAAAAGAGTATATTTCCACCAAATTCATTGACTGGTTATTACATTGATTTTGCTAGACTACGTCCTAAAATTTCCGATGAAATCCAAGGCGAAAAATTGCATTTTACTTGCGAGTTCTCAATTGCAACTGCTAAAAATGACGGAATGTTCAACGCGGTTTCTACTTGCACATATGGATTTACTCAAGACGATGTTCATATTGAGGAAATTCTTGCAAAGAAGGCCCAAGAGTGGAAAGACAAGGGCATGACCAAGGAAGAAATTGTATTTGAGACCACTAACTGGCGTTTGTTGGATGGACAACGGGTTGTTAAGCGTGACAGCTTTGATTTTACAATTCAAACAATTGGTGTATTTACAAACCAAGAAATTATTCGCAAGGCTTGCGATATTCTAGTTGAAAAATTGGAAGCAATTGACACCATAATTGAAACCGATGATTTGAAGATTAATCCTTCTCAATCAACCATGAAAAATTGTTATGACGTTATACTTGAAAATGAGGATTACACAATTGGGAAGGTGCTGGAGTATTTCTTGTATTCCAAATTCTATGAGGGAACGAAATCTCTTTCGTTTTGTGGGTTCAAGAAAATGCACCCTCATGACGCGGATAGTATTATTCGCATCGCTTATAAGGAAGAGCTTGAAAAACAAGCAATTAAGCAAAACTTGAAGGAGTGTATTGCAGATGCTATTACTGTTTACGCTGCGATTAAGGACAAATTTTAGAAAATTTGAACAGTTAGTTTATAAATAGTTCTTTTTTTTTAGTTTCCTTCTTATTTCCTTCTTGTTTCCTTCTTGTTTTTATAAATAAATTGCATTCAACTGTAACGTCAAGGTTGAAGACGACAAAAGCAAATTAACAATTGGAATATTACTTTTAATTCGTCTATAAAATGAATAAAAATACATCTTTATTATTCATTTTATATTTTTAAAGCTTTATGTCATTTTAGACCCTTTATAAAACAAAAAATACACTAGTTACAATATTTACAAAGTTTTTTGTTTTCTAATTATTTCAAATATACAATACACAAATAGTGCGGAACATTATTTTCATCTTTATGTAATAGCTTAAAATAACCAATTCTTTCAAATTCAAATACAACGTCATCACCACATTCCAATGTATAGCTTTCAACAAACCCATCATGAATAGTTTTTACAAGTGGATTTTCTGTGTCAATAAATATAAATTTTGCTGGAACAGCATGATTCACAGAAAGCCAATGAATTGTCGCTTTAACGGATTTGTCCTTTTTTAAATTGCACGCAGATACATGCACAACATTGTCCGCGCAGCCTTCGTATTTCACAATATCATAGAACTTAAGTCTGACCATTTTGTTTTTTGGAGATAAACGATAGTAGTCATCGTCATGTTCCAATTTGAAATCGTCATTTTCTATGTAGACTTCTCTGCTTATTGTCGTGGTATGATAATGTTCAGGACTATTCGGAATGTGTGGATGATTGCAAACTTTTTCTTCCTCTAGATTTGTAATAACGCATTTGATGGGGTTTATAACCGCAAAACATCTAATCGCGGTTGGGTTGTAATGAGCAATCAACAAATGATGCACAAGTTTCATAGACACGACTGTTTTGACCTTACCAAGCCCAGAACATTTTGCAATAGCTTTGATTATTTCTGGCGTATATCCGCGATTGCGCATGCCTCTCACAGTAAGTAAAGAGGGGTCGTCATAACCTGACACCTCACCATCATCAATTAATTTTTTAATATTTCTTTTAGACAGAGTGTTGTTCTCAACTGTGAGTTTCCCAAACTCGTGCACATTTGCAGCAGGCAAACTAAAACCCAAGCTGTTTAAAGTTGTTACGCTCCAATAATATAAATCGCGCCGAATGTAGAACTCCTCTGTGCAATATGACGTTGTTACGTTTTCAAGAGCGTCAACAATGCCATGGCTATAATCATACGATGGGTATATGCACCAAGTCTCCCCAGTTTTGAAATGCGGAGAATAATTTATTCTGTATGCAATTGGGTCTCTTAATGTATAATTATTATTGGACATGTCTATTTTTAAACGAAGAACTGCTTCACCAGAAGCGTATTTTTTGTTCTTCATGTTTTCAAACTCCGCCAAATGAATGTCCGGATACATGTTTCTGTAAACATTTTCAATTCCAGAACGTCTTTCCTCTTTAATTACGTCTGGTGCGGAAAAGTCAACATAAGCATATCCATTTTTAATCAAAATGCAAGCAAAATCAAACAATTTATCAAAATAGTCTGACGTATACGTAACAACGCCCGGGTCATACCCAAGCCAAGTCATATCGCGCATTATTTCGCTTACAAATAGTTCGCGTTCAGTTGATGGATTTGTGTCATCTAATCTTAAATGACACAAATTCCCTTCACCGTAATTTATCAATAAAGATTTGCAGTGACCAATGTGCAGGTATCCATTAGGCTCCGGAGGGAACCTAGTTATCGTCGTCATTGTTATGACTGGGTTTGGGTTTGTATTAGGGTTACTAAAGTTCTGAAAAATTTTTCAATTTTTTTTCTGAAAAAAACTTGGACGTTTAAATGATCCAAATTAATCCATAGTAGAATCAACCTTGATAAAATCTACGCGACGTTTTATCAAACACGAGTTCATGGAATACATTTGCAAAGAGGGATGAAGTCTATTTACATAGTTTATTACAACTGTATTATTAACATACTCATTCTTTGGCTTCAATTCATCGGTATAAATCTTGTGAATGTGGAACATGTGTGTTCTAAAATGGTCAGGAAATTCCTTCAAAGGTCGCTCTTTTTTTATGTAACAACTAATGTAATTTTGATACAATGCATTTGTAAAATCATGCAACCTATCTCGGAAATAGGAAAATTCCTTCCTGTTCTCTGGATAAAATTTCAAAAAATCTCCGACTTTTCCTTCCTTCCTCAATTCCAAATACTGATACTGAGTCTTTGGTTGATTTCCTCGCAAATGCCTCACATATTCATACACAGGATTTCTTATCTTGCAACGCTCACCAGTGGCTTTATTCTTAATAACAACGCCAAGAACTTCATACGACGTGTTCATGCTTGCAAATTTATCCTTTAAATCGTCGTATTTTGTAAACTCATAAACCTGTGCAAACTTTAAGCTTGTGTTGTTCCAATAACCAACCTCTTTAACAATATTTAAATCAAGAGAAAAAACGTTCACTATTCCACCTTCAGTTTGCACTATTTCATAAATCTCCACCAAATACAATTGTGGGGTCTTAAAAGGGACAACAATGCGATTTTCTGGATGTTGTAAAACAAAACTATAACAATATATTGGGTTTAACATGTTCAAATCCAAATTATTTTTTTTTGCTGCCTCCAAAAACATATCTCTGAAAGTTGGAGTTTTTTCCTTGCATTTGAAAAAACTAACGTCTGCACCAACCGTATTACGTGTGGCAATTTCCCAAGAACCAGATAATCCTGAGGTTTCATCCCAAAAAACATTAATCATTGTGCCTTCAACAAATTCCTCTGCAACAATGTTCTCGGACTTATCCGAATATTTATTTTTAAATAAATCATAAGATATAGATTTAGGTGGTGCAAAACTAACAACTTTGTTTTTATTATTTATTATAACTGACCGCAATAATCCGGTGCTAAGAATAATATCAGATGCTAACATTTCCTTGTCATATCTAATTACCTTGTATTTATTATTGCTTTTACTAGTATATTCTGCCATTTTAACACGTATCTTGTTTTGAAAGTCTTCTCCAACAGTTTCATTTAGTAACATATCTGAAAACCCAACTATTTCATTTAAGGAATAAACTGGTTGACGAATGCTATGAGTCATTATTTAATACATTTTATTGCATATTCTCTTTAAACCAATATTTTTTATTTTTTGGCATAGTTGGCTTTTTTTCCTTTTTCATTTCGGTTATCACAATCATAAAAATTTCTATAATAAATATAGGAATAATGTCATCACCCATAGAATCCCAAGGTGTTGAAGAAGCTCCTGAGTCTCAAACAGTTAACCTTCAATTATCTGATGTTATAAGACTTCAAGCTCCTTCAAACCAAATATTAAATAACAACACCTTTGTTATTGATTACATTGATAAGAACCAAATTAATTTGATAAACGTAAATGATTTAACTACAACCAAGTTGAAGATAAATGAAGATGGAACGCTCGGTGACGGTTCAATAACATCCATAGCTTTAATTGACCGCAATGATAAACTTGGATATGCAAGACAAAATAACCTTCTTCCTAATACATGGATTAATATTTATTTTGGAGGCGACACTCCTGTAGTAATTACAGGTCAAATTACCAACCTAGAAGAAGATATGATTGAAATCAAGACATATCCTGATAATGATATTTTATATATTAACTTTGGTTACAAAGGAATTCCGCTTGATTTACCAATTGAAACTATTGAAATAAGAGAGAAACCCGAACAAATTGTTATTAAAGAAAAAGAGAAAGAAATGGTCGGACAAAACTTGGGAATGCCTGAAAGCGATGAGTCTTTAGATGATTCAATTGTATCTCTTGCTGAAGATGACAAGAGAGAAAATGCGAACACAGTTTATAATTTGCCTGTTAATGACATAAAAGACACTGTTCGTGAGTTTATTGTCAGAGCTGATGAAATTAAAATTGGTGAAGAATTAGAAGCCATCACTCAATATGTTGAAGTTGACCAGGCTCAGCAACGTTTCAATATATATTCTCAAACTGATGATTTATTAAATGAATTGTTGTCTAATATCCCCAATGTTCAAAGAACCGGAGCTGTATTAAATAATATTCACACTATGATTGAAAGATTCAAACAATTGCGTTCAGAGTTTTCTAAATTAGATGAATATGGTAATGTTATTGGTCCAATTACAAAAACAGTTTCATGGAAGCCATTGGTTAAAAATTTGACTACATTCAAAAATATGTTGTTTTGGCTTCTTCCAGTTGCTAAAAATATTAAAAAAGTCTATAATATTAGCTCAAAAGAAGACGCTTCTGAAAGCCCCGACATTATACCTTTAACAATAGACCAAGACATTGATGAAATGAAAACAATTTTTGACAGATATAAATCCAATGATACACCATCAGACCAAAATAAATACTTCAATTTAATATCCGAGATTAATCCTTATTTGACACCATTTCAGCAAACCGACGCAGAAGCAACCTTTGATATTATAAGTGATATACATATCGTAAATGATGTAAATGCAATTATTGATAATTTGGGCGATTTTTACTCATCTATTGCAGAGAATGATATAATTAAAACAAAAAAATTTGTCATTCAACGTTATAACTTGGGAGTTAATAGATTAGATGCAACACAAATAACTAGCAGTAAAATGATATCACATCGTGTTAATATAACCCAACCTGACGTTCTAGAACTAAAATCAATTTTAACTCTTCCAGAGCCAGTTATCCGTTTCTCTCACGTTAACTTGCCGGAAACAAACATTCTTGATAAATCTAATTTGAACAACACATTTATTAATTATTGGCAACTATTGAATGATGATGCACGCGTAAATAGAGTGAACGTAGATGATTTTGAAACAGACCTTGATTTTTCGGAGAAAAAGTTTGTGAATAATATCAAAAATTACGTCTTAGTCAAAAATGAAAAAATGGACGGTCTAACAAATTATGAAATTTACAAAGAGTTCCTTCAAAAAATAGTTCCCAAAACGCGCGTTTTATTCAATTTAATGAAGAAATACATTAATGGCAAATTATCATTGCATGATGTTGTCGGATATTTGGAACCATTCTTAATTTATACAGACGATTTAACATTTATGCAATACAAGGATATTGAATCATTCTTACAAGATAAAATTTCAGAATATAACAAAAACTTTAAAGAACGAGAGAAAAGTTTTTCATTATTAAAAAAACGCCTGGCAAACACAGGATACCGACCATCTTCTAATTATATTCTCTCATTAATAACTGATAGAAAGATAAATAAAGAAGTGTTTATTGATTCATATGATTATGAACAAACTCAATTGAAGTTATCAAATTCAGAACTTCTTTGGAGAATGAAAACCATTGATTTTTCTAATGTTTTTGATAATGCTCTAGCGCTTGCTAACATTGGTACAATGTTACCAGAAAATATTAGTTCTATTATTGAGAATATTGAAAAGGATAAAGATGAATTAGATATGGAGATTAAAAATGAAGAAAAGGATAACAAATGCATAAGTATTGTAATTGCAAAACAATATAAAACTTTTGAAGAAGTTGCAGCAGATAATAATAAAATAACTTATTTTGATAAAAAGTTTGATGATACCATGTATGGCATGTTAGATGATTATCAAAAAGAGCAAATTGCAATGGCTCCTGAAGAATTTTATGAGTTCTTAGTTCAAAAATTAATTAGTAAAAATAAGATTTCTACCAATGATGCGCCACGACTTGCTGAAACATTGATTAATGGAATGAAACGTGTAGTTGACGGTGATTTTGCCATGGTTTATGACAACGCCCAAGATAAAATTGTTTATTTTAAACGAAGTAATAACAGATGGGTAACTGACAATACAATTGATGAGAAAACAGTAACATCCAATAAAAATTTGTTATGTGAGTTTCAAAATGATTGTATTGAAGTTGATAAAAAATATAAGACGCTTTGTGAAACGCAAGATTTAAATAAGAAACATATTACTGAAAATGCATTGAAAGAAATTGTAAGTCAGTTTGATAAAAAATATGAGCTTTCCAAGGATAAATTAAAGGAATTATTAAATCAAAATTTAGACTATAATTTGAGCATTATAGATAAGTTACATGAAATACACCACACACAAACTTATAAATATAATGCACAACAATATAAAATTGGTGCTGAAGCAGTTGATATTGATGCAGACATTTTAGTATCACCTTACATCAAGTTGAGAGACCTGATTTTGGGGCAGTCAAACATGAGTAAAAGGCAAAATGATATAGTAAAATTTTCAATTCGCTTTACGAGAGAACCAAATGAAGCAGACTCCGCAAAAGGAGATGAACATTGGAAATATTGGAGATATTGTGTTAAAACAAACGTTAAATTGCTGCCCAACTTTTTATATTCATTGGCTTCGTGTTATATTGAGGATAATGACAATTATATTAGAAGAATGGATGAAATTATTAAGGAAAGCGGTAAATTGAGTGACGATGGAGATTCTTGGGTTGATGAGCACAGCGGTTATATTATTTGTCGTCGCGATTTGGACGTTGATGAAGGTTATGAAGAGGGTTACAAAGTAAAAACGCGGGAGGTTATGGAACAAGATGCAGGTGATGCAATCTTGAGTTCGTCTTTAAAGCCAGTCATAAAGAAATACACTACACCTGAAACAAAAATGATGTCTAACGTGATTTCAGCATTAGCTGAAAATATGGGAATTAATATAGATGACCAAAAGGATTTTATGATTAAAATTGCATCTGACACCATTTCTGCTGGTGCACTTATTTCCGAAGCGGACCATAAATTACGCGTAGAAGAAGAGGCTAAAAAGGGTAAAAAACTACCTTCTTATATTGCCATTTATAACAGCACCATCTTATATTTGATTCTTGGCGCATTTCTATTTGGCGTTCAGACGTCTATTCCATCAATTAAAACAAGAAAAACCTTCCCTGGGTGTGTTCGTTCTTTCACTGGATACCCTTTTGAAGGTTCAGGCGATTTATCTAGTTTAAAATACTTATCATGCATTGCTTATAAAATAAGAAATGCTACTGCTCAACCATGGTCTGCATTAATGGGACTTAAAGAAACTACTGTTGCGGATAAAATTAAATCTTTTATAGACAATTATTATCTTTCAAACGTGGATGTAATGCAAAAATGCAAAGAAAAGTTAGAATATATGTTAGCTAATCCAAATGATGGGACTATTCCAACAGACCACGAACTAGGAAAATGGATTCAGTTTTTACCTCCATTGGTTCCATTCAAATTGAGACCTATTACAAACATTTCCGAAGAGTTTAAAAGACAATGTTTACAAGATTTCAAGAGTGGTGCAACTTGTCAAAGAGAGAAAATTTTGGTTATACAGTCAAAGATTATATTTTTCTCTCTTGCAATCCAAGAACAAATTCAAAAAGTTGTAACAAAACGCAATGCTCTTCTTAAAAATGCATCTAATGAACCTTTTTTGGAAAATGCTTGTTGTAGTGAAAAAGGAAATATTAGCACAATTAAATATTTTGCAGATGAAGAACCAGAAATTGTAGTTTATAATAACATTGTTCGCGATTTATCTTATATTATTGAAGACATCAATGCTGTTGCAAAAGCGCCTATGTTTTTTTGTAAAGATAATTCTAAGAACTTTTACGCTCCTTTGAGTGACCAATATAATGACGAGACTATTTACCGCGCATTTATTATATTTTGCAAATTTAACTCTATTGTTCCAATTAGTCAGGAACTAGATGCAATTTGCGGTGGAAAACCTGAACATTTTTCAAATATTGTTTCTATTAGCGAAAAAATTAGAAAATTAAAACAAGAAGGAAAAAACTACAATACCAGTTCTCTCACACGTCTACTGCAATATGTTAATAGAAAGAATATTGTTAATATTAATGTAGACACGCCTGTTATAACTCAAGTTCAACAGCTTCGCAATATTCTTGAGGAAATCTCAAAGGGTGACGAAACCGTTGTTCCTGCATCATTGGTGCAAAATTTGGACGAAGCACTTGATACATTTGATATTGCTGTAACTGATGATACTGAAGAAATGCGAAAGTTGAAAAATTATCTTGGTCGCGTAAACAAGGAAATGAAATCAGAAGTGGTTGAATTTATTAGTAAAAATGCTGGATTAACAAAGAAGGTAAACAACGATATAAAAGTATTTCTTAACACTTTAATGGAGTGGGGTGCGAGTTCAGAAGAGTCTATGAAAAATTCTATTTCTGATGAAGCCACATATAATTCCATTGAATTCATTAAAAACTACATTCATAACTTTTTAAACATATTCCCCGACATTATCAAAAACAAGGTTGATTATCAAAATTCAATTCAGATACCAAATTATTGGGGTTTATCAAAGAATCACGCAAATGATATACGCACAATTATAAACGAGTACTACAAAAGTTTGAGGCCATTTTACGGAGACAAGGTTTTATCCAAGATTCTCACTACTATTCCCAAAACAACCAAGAATTTGTTACAGATTTCTTTAAGCACTCCTTATATGTGCGATATTTATTACAAAGGTTCAAAAACTTATTCGGTGTTTGATAAAAGAACATGTGACATGCTTTTTGAGAACTATTTTTTGCAAGTGTTGCTTGAATTTAAGAAGTTATCAGAAGACCAAAACATGTTGGTGAGAGAAATAGGTGAAGAAGAGTCTGATGTATTTACCGTTGAGGACTTGGAGGAAACTTCTCTGCATTTGTCTGCCAAACCGGTCGCAACGGTATTGCTTGGAAATATCAAAGACATGCGCACTAGAACTGCCAAAATGTTATCCTCATTTTTAACCATTATGTCTAACCACAAGGACATTGTAGACCTAACCTACGATAAGGTAATGGAAGTAGTCTTCAAATCCAAAGAAAGAGAGAAAGATACGTTCACAGATAGATTAAAAGCAATGACTGACGAAGAGCGTGATGCTGATACTATTTTAAAAATTAATAAATTGGGTGCGTGGAGCAAGGGTCTTCAAAAAGGTCTAACTACATACGTGAAGGAGACTTATGACGATGAAAGAGAATATATGGAAAAGATTGCTGATATTGAAAAGTCCTTGAGAAAAAATAAGAATGTTGTTGATGAAAACATAGACCAATATTTAGAAGATTATGTGGAAAACGCAGATGCAGTCGCCGATATTGAGAGAGAAGAAAATGACATTGGTTGGTTTAATGGAGATGATGCTGGTGAAGACTATTTTGGTGCCGAACAAGGCGAAGATGATTGGGAGGAACACGATTAGACAAAATATATATATATTTAAGTAGGATGAATACTAGTTTTAGAAGAATAATAATATACAAATTATATATTATTATATATTAATGTATCGTTCCTATATTGCAAAAAATCCCACTCTTGTTAGTGTTTTATTATTTTTAGTCATATTCATAACAATTCAAATTGGAAAACCCAGTTTCTTATATAGAGATGACGGAAGTATTCGCGAATTTGGCATTGGTTATCGCAACAAAACAATCCTTCCTATTTGGCTTTTAGCAATTATTTTAGGAATTCTCTCTTACTTGTTTGTATTGTATTACTTGTCAAGGCAAACATTATTTTAAACCACCACCTTTTTGAAAGGAGGTGCCAAAATAAATAACATATTTTATTAACATTTTATTTATTATTCAATATTTATTATTTATTCTCTACACAAATTTGGTACAACCTTTTTGAAAGGTTATTAATAAGTGTATACAGTTGATTCAGCCTTTTCTGTTTTGGCTTTAATTGCAGCTTCTTGTTCTAAATATTTGTCGTGACCTGCCTGCATTGTCGCCAAATCGCCTACACATCCACGTTTCATTATATTGTATTGCGTAACAGATATTAATAATATTGCAGTGTAAATATACCACATCGCCTCACCAATATTATCTCTCATTACAACTGCATCTAATAATTGCTGCTTCAACTCTGGTGCTCCAGCCTGGTATTTGTCTTTCATTAATGGAACTAGCATTGACCAGTATTCTGTAAAGTTACCAGGAACAATTTGATTTATTAATATTGACATATTTCCACATAACTTTATGATTGCTTCTGCAGCGTCTTTAAGACTCTTGTTTTTCTCTACATTTCCTTTTGTTGAATCATCTATAGCTTGATTTAAATCTACGTTAACTAACAATTCGGTTAAAACATTATTCGCAGTTCCTGCTACAGCAAAATATCCAATTACATTTGAAAACGCTGATTTAAAGCCAGGGAATATCATTAAAGCTACAATAACAATTCCAAAAATAAAGAACCATGGTATAATAGTCAATAAAAATGCTGCACCAATATTTTGAGTAATACTACCCCCACAAGTGCTAACAAGAACACTTGAATTCATAATTATTTGAGTAATAATAACCAGAATAAAATAACAAGTTAAAAAAACATTATTTTTGCTGCTATATGCAGAGTATTCTAGACCACTTTTATCGTCAAATACAGCTGAATTTAATTTTGGTTTGAAAACAAGATAATATAAAAGTGTAATTGAGATAAATATCAATAATGAAAGATAAGAAGCGTCCATATAGATATTATGTATAATTTATTTTGATATTATAAAAGTAAATTATAAGGAATAATTATGAACTTTGACAATTTTACTAAACCCACTTTGATAGAACCCGGAGTCAAATACTTTTTAAGCGAAACATTAAAGCAATGTAGAATTTTTAAGAATAATTACAACAATTTATTAATAAATATATCATTTGGAATAGTTTTTTTTGTCATTTTAGGCATAATATTGCTTTTCAAATACAAAGGTAAATTGACGCCTGTTGAAAAAGAAATAAGAAATAGACAAAAGCAACAATATATTTTATCTAAGATACAAAATTTTCAAGAATCAAAGCAACGCGCTCATCAAGAATTAATCACTGGTCTTCCTCATTGGGAAACGGAATATGATATTATTTCTAATAAAAATAAATATATAAAAATATAAATATAATCTATATAGAATGAGTTACAAAAATGAGGAGAAAATGGAAGAAAAGAAAAAGTTTATTAACGGATTAAATACGTATTTCAAACTTAAAGCAGCATATGAAGCTAATATAAAAAAGGAGAAAATCCAGATATCAAATTTACCAGGATTAAGTTGGAGAGAGAAACGAAATGAATATGCTAAAATAAAACACAAATGTATCAATTGCAAGAGGCCAGTTGGCTCTATATTCTCAACTAAGACTAATAATAACGAACGACAATATGTTGCATTATGTGGTGATAGAAAAACTCCATGCCCTTTAGATATAAAAATAAATTTAGGTATTGTGCTTGATATTACTGAAGATATTCGCCATGACGAAGAAAAAATAGACAATTACAAACGTCTTATCATTTTAGACAAGAATGATTTGCTATTTGGCTATATTACAGCAACTACCGCTGTTGCAAGATTTGATAAAATTAAAGAAGACGTCGCGGATGCTACTAAAATATACGAATTTACTTTAGAACAATATCTTAACATAGTGGATAATGTTGAGAAAAAGGAAGAACTTAAAAAACTTAAACTGGAATTTTACAACAATTTAGACAACTTTAATGCAATGATACAACAGTATAAAAAAACTCAAAACACCCAATTTATTATTGATGCGGTTGAGTTATATAATACAACAATGCAACCTAGAGTCAATGAAATTTTAAAGAATACTTATTCTTATAATGGAGTTGAATATAATGAGGATGATAATACATATCATCTAATTCAAATACCAATATCCATTGAAGATCATGAATGGGATATTAGTGAACATGGTCAAAAAATAATATCAATGAAGACGGGACTTGAAAAGTTCTCTCAAAGGAAGACAATTCGTAATACAAAAGCAATAACTTCTGCCATTCCTGATATAAGAGAAAAAGAACCCGACTTTACAAAATTAAAAGAGCAACCAAAATTTGCATTAAAAGAGCAGATTCCTGAATCTGAATCCGAATCTGAAGATGAAGATTCTGACGATGACAACAACTCAGAGGACGAAGATTCAGACGAAGACAAACCTTTGCCAAAAATAACAATTCATCCAAAACTTCTACCAGACGGTACAATGGCCGCAACAGAAGCCCATAGATTAGGGCTTAAGATTGAACTGGTAAAGGGTGACCTAATTGCAATGAACCCAAATACAAAGGAAAAATACATAGTTACTGCTGGTAAATAAAAAATAATATAAACAGTATTTATAAAACATGATTACAAAATTCATTGACATTACAACTTTCATCATTAGTTTAGCAATTGGCTTATTCTTTGTCTATATCTGGGGTCCGGATTTAAAAACAGTATATGTTTATCCAACTCCAGAGAATATTGGCAAAGTTCAATACAAGGACAATGCTGATAATTGTTTTACATATAACGCAACCGAAGTAAAGTGCCCGGCGGACGCTTCGCAAATAAAAACTGTTCCAGTGCAAACTTAGTGAAATTTTAAAATATAAAGCATTATATATATGCACCTCACAAGGTTTCTTCACACGCAAAGCGGTAAATATATAATGTCGGCTTTATTAGGATTTGGTCTAGCCACATTATTTAGAACTGTTTGCAAAGGTAAAAACTGCATAGTATTTAAAGCACCTCCTATGTATGAAATAGAAGACAAGATTTACAAACATCAAGACAAGTGTTATAAATTCACTCCTGTAACAACAAAATGCGACGTTCAAAAGAGAAAGGTCTCAATGTAATAAATACTTTTGAAAAATTATTAAAAAACCACTAATTCTTGCAACTTTTTAAAGGTTTGCTTTTTGCGCAACCTTTTCTTAAAAGTTGATTTTGCGTAATTATTATATCAAATCATTCTTATAATAATTATATGTCAGACACAACAAGTATAATGGATTTACCAACCGACCCAACTGGCGGAGGAAGTATAGGAGGAAATATTAGTTTAACTGCTAATGAAAAAATATCTTCCACACCAGTTCAATCTACTACCGGAGCCGGAGTTACTTTAGACCAAACAACAATTAATCAAATAGTCAGTGGATTGCAACAGGCTAGTTCTAGTGGTGCAACTCAATTGCCATCTAGAGATATTCCTCGCAATATAGAAGGAATCATGCAAGACCCCCAAGTTCAACCTAATTACATACCCCCTCAATCAAACAGTGATTATATTACTGAATATGAAGAAAATGAAGATATTATTAAGAATTATAATAGAAAAGCCCAATATAGCGATAGTTTGGATCAAATATACGAAGATATTCAAATTCCTCTTTTAATTTCTGTATTGTATTTTCTGTTTCAGTTGCCAATTTTTAGACGCTACTTGTATAAGTTTTTTCCCGCATTATTTTCAAAGGATGGAAATTTAAATTTATATGGTTTTTGCTTCACAAGTGCATTGTTTGGTTTATTGTATTACATATTAACAAAAATAACAACACACTTCAGTCGGTTTTAATTTTTTTTATCAACATCCACGTTTGTCAGACAAAACTCAAAAACATACAACAGCTAAAAAAACAACAAAGAACAACAAAGAACAACAAAGAACAACAAAACAATGAAGAATAAAAAGAATTCTGATTGAAAATATATTAAACGTATTTTAACTATTTAATATATTTCCGAGATTAATGCCACCAGGGTTTGATTTAAGTGATATAATGCAAACCACATTTAATGATTCCATAAAAATTTCTCTCATTCAACGCATGAAAACTGGAAATCCACTTGTTGACGCCATTTTTTCAACAATAGGATTTGTTGCTATAAGTTACCTCTTGAAAGTTTTATACGAAAATAATTCTTTTAACAGAACATGGAATATAGACATTTACGACTCAATTAAAAGCTTGTTTTATAAAAAATATTCAATCACTTATGAAGGCAAAAGGTGTTCTAGTGTTGGCGCTTATAATCTTTATCCAGTGGTATCATCTTGTTTTACAGACGCATTTAAGGCTCTTTGGGCAGATATTTTGGACACTATGGACGAGAATGAAACAATTCGCGAATTAAAAGAACTATATACAACATTTGATAAATATCGCGATAAAAACGACGTTCATGATGAAGACAATGATATGTATATTGTATCTCAAAAAAAGGCTTTTTTATATAATGCCGAACTCAATATATATGCAATTGCTGATTTTTATACTGAAGATTCTGGTGGCAGTGAAAAAGATAAGAAAACAACTAAAACGGATAAAATTACGTTGACGCTTTATTCATATGAAACGAATACATGTGGAATTAAGAATTACGTTAATAAATTGAAAGATAAATATATAAAAAAAATTGAAGAAAGTCGCAATAGTAAAAAGTTTATTTATACTCTAATTAAAACTAAATATGAGGATTACAAGTATGAATGTTGGAGTGAATATCCTTTTGACAGCACCCGCACTTTTAAAAATATGTTCTTTGAAAACCAAAAACAAGTTTTAAGAAAAATTAACTTCTTTCTTGAAAACAAGGAATGGTATTATGAAACGGGTATACCATATTCACTTGGAATAGGATTACATGGTCCTCCAGGAACCGGAAAAACTTCTTTTTTCAAATGTTTAGCAAATATGACTGGACGTCACATAGTAATTCTCTCATTGAAGCTTATTAAAACTAAGAGGCAATTAGATGATTTCTTTTTTGAAGATAGATACAATTCAAACAATAAGGTGCATAGCGTGGGTTTTGATAAAAAGATTATCATTATTGAGGATATTGATTGCTTAGGCAATATTGTGTGGAAGAGAGAAGATATCAATGATAAGAGTGGAACAAATATTGGAAAAAAGTTGAATTTAACATCATTGTCCCAGACGTCTTCAGTAAATGTTGCTGATGTAATTCAAACATTTGTTGAAGTAAATGAAGAACAAAATAAGCTTTTAAGTGCGGTAACAAAACCACTTGAGGATGATCCTATTACATTAGATGATATTCTGAATCTATGGGATGGTCTTAAAGAGACCCCGGGAAGAATCCTAGGAATTAGCAGCAATCATTATGATAAGTTGGACCCCGCATTAATACGTCCTGGTCGCATTGATATAACAATTAAATTAGATAATGCCTCTCACGAAATAATAAAGAAAATGTATGAAAGGTATTATTCAGAATGTATTAATGAGAAACATCTAAAGAAGATTGCAGACTATTTTTATTCACCCGCTGAGCTTATTAACTGTTATATAATGAATAAGGACGACCCTGGCGCATTTATTAGAAGACTAATGAAGAATGAAAAATTTTAGGGTCCTGGGTTCTCGTTATAAATTAAAATAATTGTTATAGAACTTTTATAAGAATCATAACAATTAAAATGCACATCATTGAAAACTACGTTCAAAATTTGATTACAAATTTACCCAAAAAATCAGAACCAGAAAATATCAATCTCATTCTAGACGGAGGAATGTTTAATGGTAGTTATCTAATAGGTGCTCTATATTTCTTGAGAGAAATGGAAAAACAAAAATATGTCACCGTGCATAAAATTTCTTGTTGCAGCATTGGCTCTATTTGCGCTATCTTATATAAAATAGATGCAATGGATTTGATGTCGGATTTATATAATATATTTCTAAAACAATTTAAAGAAACTCGCCACTTTAATGCGTTTAAATCTTGTCTGGAGAAAATCAAAGAGCGCATTTTAATATCATGCGGAAATGAATTTAATTTAAAACTATACAACTCCTTATATATTACTTATTATGACATTAAAAAAGGAAAAAAAATCATTAAAAACAAATATAAGAGTATAGATGAACTAATTGACACTATTTACAAGTCCTGTTTTGTCCCTTTTATTGTAGATGGAAAAATGGTTTATAAAAAACGATATTGCGACGGATTCAATCCATATATTTTTCCCACTGAATCAAATAAGAAAACGCTTTATTTGGACCTGTTTAGCTCAGATAAAATCCACTATATGGTGTCTATTAAAAACGAAAAAAACAATTTTCATCGCATATTATCGGGTCTTTTGGACATCCATCTTTTTTATATTAAACAAAATAGCACTCAGATATGCAGCTATGTAAACCAGTGGACTTTATATCAGACGTTTCATAATCGCATTTTAAAGTGGTTCATAGAACGCACTATTTTTTATATAGTATATATCGCATTCTATTTGAAACAATACATACCGAACGAACTATGCGAGCATATTATTTTTAAAATAGTATCAAAAATAATAAAGGAATTGTATATTATTGTTATTGATTATTATTGCTTTTAAGGTGCAATCATAGGTGCTGAATTTAAAAATTTATTTGCATCACGCATTTCATCATTTACTTCAACTGGTTTAGATGCATCATTGGAAATGTTAACAACTAATTGCAAACCACCACCAGCATCATAACCATTTCTACCATATAACATTGACATTGGAATTAGATTTATTATAAATTGATTCAAATCTTCTTCGGTAAGAATATCTTTATATTTATCTTTTAAATACGCAAAACTAACTTTTTTACCAGGAGCGTCATCGTCATCTATGCCTGTTATTTTTAAATCTTCAAAATAGGTAAATTTCATACCTTTTGATTCAATATATTTTACTACATCATTAAGATATTCTCCATCAAATGAACGTGTCATTTCAATTCTAGAACCAAATAAACTTGTTGTAAAAGTTTTAATAGCTAATTTACCACTATCCTTTTTAACATCTTCTATTATTTTAGATTTTTCATCACACATTTTAAGTATTTTCTTTGCGTATTCAGTTACATTAAAATTTTCAAAAGAGTTTGATAAGTGTTCTACATCAATTTTTAATAACCACAAACATTTTTTCTCACCTGTTGCATCTGTTATTTCAACTTTTTTATAATTTTTTAACAACGTTTCAGAAGAAAAATTTGCTACCTTTAAATAACTTTCTAGATTTGAATTAAAATCAGTTATTATTGGAGGAAATCCATTTTCATATTCCCCCATTGTTATACGCAAATCGCTAATATCAGGCGATTTACCAGCAAACCAATCATACCAAGTTATCATTGTTTCTGAACTTTTTTTTCCTAATAAAAAATTTTCATAAGTGTCATATTTTGATTCCAATGATTCAAAATCAATATCCTTTTCATTTTTTACTAGTTTTTGTTGTTTATACATGTAATAATGAAACTTAGAAATGTCTTTCTTTTTATTCATTGGTATCAATGAAAAATTGCCATCATTTGTTGGAACTATTGCAAATCCACCAACACCATCTAATTTATTTTGTGTTCCATTCTCTCCCCTTTCCAACCCATATTTTAAAACATCTAATAATTCGTTTGCTTTTTTAATTATAGTTAGCTGATTATCAAACTTATCATTTTTTATTTCGCTTTCTCCTATGTGTTCAAATTCTTCTTTATATGGTTCAATAAATAAATCAATTGGTTTTGCTACATTTTTAACTTGTATTCTTTCTTCTGTATGTTCAGTTTCCACGCTTGTTATTTCTACTCGTGGATATCTATCTGGTTTTAGATAACGAGGACCAACTGTCAAGCTATCTTGTTGAATTAATAGATTGCTTAGTAATTTTTCTCTGAATTCTTTGTCTGATTTAAATAAATTAAACAATTTTGTTTTTAAAATATTATATCCTGGCTCCAATTTGTCTTCAAATGGAACAATTGTATTAATGTCATCTGGTGTGAATGCATATTTAGGATTATTATTAAACTCTTTCAATAAACGAATCAATTTCATTTTATGATCATAGTAATCAAACACGTTATTTGGAATAAAGTTTTTTAAGTATACGTAAATTAAATAATCGTAATTTATTTCTCCTTTTTGTGTTTTAAACATTGTTTCATAATTCCTTAATAAATTTTCAATGTAGATTTCTCTCGCTTTCTCTTCAGAAAAATCAGGAACATCTTCAGGAGTGTAAAATTTCCAAAGTGATTCACCTTCTTTTTGAGAAACTTTTTTTGATAATATATTTTTATCAGTTATTTTATTTACCAAATCCATCATTTTGGTTTGCATTTCTATTGTGATTTTTTTATTTTCTAATAAATCATTTATAAATTTTTTTAGTTTATCCACTATGTTTTTGGTTTTGCTTTTTATATCAGTTTTGTCATCTTCCAAATATAAATTATTTTGCAATTGAATTATCTCATCTAATTTATTTCTCTCTTCAGGATCATAAGAAATGTTTTCTTCTAATATCATACTCATTAGTTTTTGAACTGGATAATCATTAGCAATTTTCTCTTCCTGCAACAGTTCTTCATCTTTTTCTTTTTCTTTTTCTTTTCTTTCAAGTTTTTCTTTATTAATATTTTTTACTTGTTCAACAAAAGCATTTATATCTAATCTTCTTAAATTATCTTCAATTGCTGCAGTTCTTTTTGGAGATACTTTATTATAAATTTCATTTATTTCCTCTATTATTTTACGTTGCAAATTTTTAATTTGATAATCAGAAGTTAAATCTTGTATTTCATCTAATTTTAATATATTCTCCAATTCCCTTATTTTATCAAGCATTTCATTTTGTTCATCTATTATAATCTTATTTTCAGCAGGAGTTTTTTTTGATGATTGTGCACCATATTCACTTATTTTTGTTTTTAATAATGGAAATATATTTTTTATTATTTCAATTTGATTACTTTTCTTCTCCTTTGCAAGTCCTTCCAAAACTGTTTTCTCCATTTTATCTTGTTCTTCATTATATTTATCTGAAACTTCATCAACGCAGTCATATTCAATATCGTCTTCTTCCACTTCCACTTCTTTTCCGTCTACTATTTGGTTTTGTTTTATTTTAATTGGAATTTCTACAAGGCGTTTTTTATTATCACAGGGATAAATTAATATTTCATTCATATAACGCTGAATATCTAGTTTTTTTGTATCTATATTCTCTTGATTAAAAACATGTTTTTCTAGATATTGATAAATTCCTTTAGTATATACACCATTGCCTTTATTATCATCTATTTGTTTTTTTAAGAATTCTTGGAGTTTTGCTTCTTTTAATGAGGGAGGTCTAAATTTTATGTAAGTGTTTATCATCTTACTTAAACCAACAAAGTATTTTTTAACATAATCTGTTTGAACTCTATCCTTCGTGCTATTATCTAATTGAAGTAGAGAAAAGGTAGATAGCAAATAATCATCATATTTTGCATCTTTTAATCGTTTTAATAACCCTGACTTTCCATCTAGACCTATTAAGTATTCTTTAAATTTTGTATTCTTATCTGTAGTCCCATCATAAATTTTGTAGAATTCTGAACCATCGTTATTGCAAAAAATCTTTATCGGGTCTTTATCCGGTTGATAAATTTTATCAAAAAATAAGAATTTATCCTCTGGTTTTTTTATAATCAACTCTCCAAGTTTTGGGTTTTGCATTATTTCACAAATTGCGCGTCTTAAATATTCCTTCATGTGTTCTTTAAAATTTATTGGTGCATCTACAGTTGAATCACCGCTAGAACATTTATTTTTTATACATTGATTATTAAAATCTTTAAGGGCTTCAAATTCAAATGGTGGAATTTGTTGGTCTTGAGATTTCTTAAAAAACTCGTATATATTTGAAAAAAATGATTTAAAAAATGAATAAAATACACCAGTAATTTCTATTTCAACAACTTTTTTTAATTTATCAACGTCTATTTTACCATTTACTGTTGCTTTACTATATAAATCATCAACTGCTTTATTTATTACATCACGCCCAACATTTATATTTACTTCATTTCCATTTTGACTATTGTACTGGTTTGGTTCGTATGAAGAATTTCCAAATATTTGTGTTAGCAAATAGTCTGTTAATTTTGGTCTTTCCAATATATATTGAAACATAGGCGTCAAAATTTGCGATGAAAATTTGTCTGAAAATAAAAGAAAAATCATTTTATATAAAAATGATGCCCACCAAGAAACTGACCACAAGTCGCTTGTTGTTGGTGGAGGTATTCCAAATAAATTGCAAAAAATAACATTCATTAATAGCGTAACGTTTGTTGGATTCAGCATTTGAGCTATTAATGCATCCACTATATTATAATTTGAATAAACACTGCAATCATTATTAAACACTATTTTTCCTAATTTATCTATATTTTCTCTTTGCTTATCATTTATGTTTGACATCATTTCCGCCAAAACTTCGGCTACGCGTGTTGGGTCGTTTTCATTCTTACCGCTTCTTTTATCAAGTAATCCAATGTTTATATACATAAAAAAATTAGACTCTTCAAAGTTAGCGCAATAATTTGGTCTTTCCTTTGTGTTAGGATCAATTGGACACAACCCATCTTTAATTTTATTTCTTAAATTGGCATGCAATTGGTCTATACCATTTATACCAACTCTTCTTAAAGCCATATCACATATTACTTTTTTTCCTGAGCCAATTAATGAATTGTTATAGTATTTGTTTACTGTATCACCGACATGAAGAAAAACTAGGCGCAAAATTGTAACTCCAAAATAAGGTTTGTCCGGAACATCATTCAATGCAACTGAAACAAAATAGTTTACCCACATTGGAAAACATGTGAACATTGAAACTAATAAAGCCTTTGCACCTTGATTACAAAATGCTGTTTTAATTCCCCATAAAACTGGACATACATAGGCCAATGGATTTGCTGGCCAAGTGCAAATTAACCAATACAAAGATTCTAGAACAGTGCAAAACAATGTGTGAGCGGCTGAAATTGCATCTCCTGTAACCTCTGTTGCTTTTATCATTGAATTGCATATAAAATCTGCAACGCTCTTGAAATAACTTTTTTGCATACACCTGTAAAAATCTTCTGCTTTAAGACCAGCTGATTCTCCAGCTGAATTAACTTTAATTTCGTTTCCGGACATATACCAATAAGTCGCTCGTTCTTTACACCATTTTAAATTATCTTCAAACGGATTTGAAGTGTCTTCGGTCTCCAGTTTTGTCATATCGCCATATGTTTTTCCACCTGTTGTTTTTATTTTATTTTTTTCAGCAAAACCTTTAAACATGTTAAACATTTTTCCTACGAAGTCGTCATTGCCTCCGAATAAATAAGCATTTTTAAGCCTATTTTGTTCTGTTTCAGCTTCAGATTGTTTCTCCTCTTCATTTAGTTTTTCATCTGCAGCTATTTTTTCTTCACGTTTTTCTAGGTTTTTAACATCATTTGCCAGTTGTTCTCGTCGCGCATTTGCTTGTTCAGGATTTGTTACTAAATTTTCTCCTTTTCCTTCTCCTTCTCCTTTTACTTCCTTAGTTTGGTTTGAAATAGGTACGTTATCCGATGATGTCGCACGAACTTTAGAGTTTTCTGACGTTTGTTCAGGAGAGTTGGTATAATCTTTGTATGTTTTTCCGTCTCCTAACAAAATCTCTGGACCTGGAATAGGATTTCTAATTTGTTTTCTAGCTTTTGCTTCTTTAATAAGATCATTTAATTCGCTGACAAAACCATCAGTTCTTGATTTGATAAATCCTTCATAAATTTTAACATTGTTATTAATGTAATCATAATAATTGTTTGCAATTTTTACTTTAATTCGTTTAAATATTTCGTATTTTAATTTTATATATTCTTTCATTAAACTTACATCAGAATCGTAACATTTTATTTCAGCTGAACCTGATTCAAAGTTATTTACATTGTGCTCTATAAGTATATTTTTTTCTTTAATTTTATCAAATTTCTCTTTTAATGATGAAAGATATACATCTTCTTTTTTGGGAGGTAAATTTAGTTTCCTATATTCACTATCTCCAAAATTTACTTGAATATTAATGTCTTGTGGCGTTAATAATTTACTATATTTTATTAAAAAATTGTCTGAAAATTTTGTTTTTTTATATAGCTCAATAACATCTTTTCTTTGTTCATCCGCCGATTTATCTCCATTTGGGTTACAAACACTATCAATCTCACTCAACTCGCTCTTTTCGGCATCTTCTAATAAACCATAGTCAAGGTCAACTTTATTATTGAGATCAAAATAATTGTAAACAGCACGTTTCACGCCATTATCCATGTGCATATTTCTATCCAATTTTTTTAAGGATTCTCCAAAACTTTGCAACAGAGCAATTTTGTAGTATTCATTACTCTTCTTAAAAAAATCATCTTGTTTTGCAGCAAGTTCTTCAAGTATTTTTTTTATTACATTATTTTTATAAGATAATTCAACATTTTTATCGTCTAATTCCTTCTTCTTTAATTCAATAGATTGAAATTTTTCATTCTTTAAATCCTCCAATTCTTTTTTGCGCGCATTTAAAGTTTCCCCATTTTCTTTTAATTCATTTTCTGCATTCAAAATTTCATCAATAGCTGCTTCACCAGCCTTATTTTCTTCAGCTCCATTTTTTAAAACCCATTTACCAGTTTCTTTAACAAATGTATAACCATTCTTCTCAGCCAATGATTTATTTTCTTTTATTTGTGAGTTCAAATTATCTTGCGTTTGGATTGCCTGAGCTATTAATTTTTCTACATTTTCAATTGGTGTATTTAATTCTATCAACTCATCCTTTAGTTTTTTAACGGTAATTCCTAATATTTCTACTTCATTATTTAACGGTTCTAGTTTATTTTCTAATTCTGTTATTTCACTACCCAAAATATCAAGGTCATCTTTAGTTATTTCTGTCGCTTTTTTTTTTTTTTTAATAAATTTCTCTATTTCTATTTTAACTTTTTCAATTTCTTTACTAATTTTTTCCGGTGTGTCTTCGGACATTGCATATATGTCCTTAAAATTACCTTTTATCTTTATTTCAAGCTCTTGTTCTAAGTAAAGTTTATATTCATTTAATTTTTTTATTTCAGAATCAATTTTAGATGGGTCAACCGTCTCATCTATTATTTTAATAATAAACTTAATCATATTATCATGAACCTCATCTATTGCCTTTTTATTTGATTCAATAAAATCATTTATTATTTCCTCTTTTTTAATTTCTTCTGGTGACACCAAAGGAGAAGTTACTAATTTTTCTTCATATGTTGTTTGTTTTCTATTATATTCTAATTCCATTTCCATTTGTTCGTCTCTATAATTTTGAGTTAGTTCGTAATGATGTTCGTGCAAATACTGAATTATATCTGGTCGCATTAAAATATCATTTAATATTTGTTGCTTTATTTCAGAAGATTTTTCAGCAAAATTGTATTCTATTTCATTGTTACAAGTTACAACTTTTTCATTTGTGTTAATATTAAAACCAAAACTATCTACAAATGTTATATTTCCATCATTTGAGTAACATATTTTTGAAAAGTTTAACGCTTTTTTAAATAGTTCAAACATTATATCTTCACTTCCTTTTGGAAAAATAGTTTCTTTTATATTTTCTTTTTTAAATAATGATTTACACATTGATTTAAATTCCTCATAATTAAAATTTAAAAATCTTAATGGTAGAACCTTTTTCCAATTAAAAAAATCATCTTTCACTGTTTTTGAAAGATCTAAAATTCTGTCGGCGACTTTTGCAAATTCTCCATTGTATCTAATATTTATAGCACCTAGTCTATTAAATATATACGGGTCTTCTATTGCATATAAATGCAACTCGGCCAATACTTCGCTTGGAGGTTTATACTCATTTACAGTTAAAACATATTCCAATATCGTCGTAATATTAAAAAAATCTATTGCTTTAACTTTTTGAAACGTAAACCCATAGCTGTTGGGCAATGCAATTTCAAACTCACCATGTGCAGGAATCATAACTTTTTGGTTTATCTTTTTCTGTTTTTCAATAATAAAATCATTATTTTTACCATCTAAAAATTCCTTTATTAATGAAATTTCCTCTGGATTTTTCATATCCAAGCCTACGTATGGAACGATTTGTTGAGGATTAGTTGTTTGTTGATTTCCATTTGTGCCTGCATTTTTTGGAAACCAATATTCCCATTTTAAATACTTTGGTAACTTTAATCCACCTGACGTAGCTTTTATTATTGCTGCGTTATTTTTTCTGTTTTCCTCTATTTCTAACACCTTTCCCAAAATACCCAATTCAATTATATTTTCATTAGTAAATTTTGGTTTTTCTTTAGATTCTTCTTTAGATTCTTTTTTTATTTTTCTCTCTTTTATTTCATTTCCTGCATCTACGACTACTTTACCAACGTCTTCTATTCCTTGACCTACCGTTGTTATTACATCCCCCACAACTTCTGTTGGGTCTTTTAATTTTTCCAACACTTTCATTATTCCATCGCCTTCGCTTGTTGCGGGAATTAAAGTGTCTGGCAATTCATGAATACTTCTATAATGCGAATAATATAACTCCTTTAAATATATATCAAATGATGTATATTTTTTTGGGTCCTCTTTTTGTTTATTTTTAAAATCTTGTTCATAATAAGCATAAAATAAATCATATATATTTATGTCTTTAGAATTTGGGTCATTTGGATCATATTTTTTGATTACAGAATCAGCAGTTGTTTTTGCTGGATTGTTTATTAAATAATCAAACAATTCTTGTGGATTAAATAATGCAAATTCTACATCGGTTGTGCCACCTTCTTCTTTTGATGGCACCTTTGCAACATTTAAAATTATAAAACCACTTGCATTTAAGTCAACGTCAGTTTCAACATTTTTATTGAAGTCAAAAACAATAAAGTTACCCTTTAAATTCTCCTCATTTTGTTTGCCGTAAAACTCATAAAATCCTTCCGTTGTTAAATAAGGATTAACTGTTGTTAATAAAATTTTATTTATGTCTGAAAAATCCTGTATTTCCATTAAAACCTTTAAAAAATCCCATTTTTTTAATGATTTAAAAATATTTGAAAACCTATTATTCAAAAACGTTGAAAAAAGACGCAGTTTTTCATCGTCGTTTAATATTGATGAATAATCTAGTTTGAATACATCTATAGTTGGAGTTATAATGTTACTTACACCAACATTCAACAATGGCACTGCCGCTACAAAATACATTATTTTTACGCTAATTTTTGCAGCTTTTGTTATCCACATGTCATTAATTTTTTTAAAATACTTTGAAAGTGATATTCCTATTTCACTGTCAAAAAACATATTTTGAACATCCGTGTGAAATAATTGAATATCATGTACAATATCTGATACAAGCTGCATTTTGTATGTTTCTAATTTTTGACTAACTGCTTCACTTGTCCCATAATACATTTTAATATAAAAATCTATTAAATCAGGCAATGTGCCATTTGGCACATCTATTAATAATTTAGCCCAATTAAGAGGGAATAGTTCATTCAAATTAACTCTATGATAATTGTGTAAAACCCAGTTTTCAAGAACTATAACTGCAGAGGAGAATGTTGCAAAATGCATATTTTGATAAAGAACATTAAAAATCATATATCCGTTAGTAAAAAACGTCACATTTTTCATTGCCAATTTTGGATTCTTCAGGAATTTTTTAAATTTATTTTTATATTCAATAGTGTACCGAATAATTGACAACCTATAATTATTAGGTCTTTTATCTACTGGGTCTGGGTCAATTAATTCAGCAATTTCTTCATTTGTATAAGCTTGTTTTTTATAATCTGCAATTTTTATAATTTGTTGTTCTATTTCAAGTATTTTTTCTTTTTCGGTTTTTTGAATTGGTTTTTTCTTAGCTTCCGCTTCCTTTTTTAATCCAGCAAAATATGCATTTGGTCCAGCAGTTATTGCAAATTTATATATTCCGTCTATAGACATTGTAAAAAACTCTGGAACATATTTTGGTATTAGTGGAAGAGGATTATATTCACTTTCCCACATCTTTAACAAAGGATTATATTCGCTTGACCAAATGTCTCCAACAAAACTTGTAAAAACATTGTTGCTTATATTATTTCCTGGCAAAGAAATCCAATTAAAAAAAATACTGGCTCCTTGAATTGTTGACGTACTAAGGAATCTAGTTAATTCGTGAAATGTTCTTGAATTTGTTCCAAGTTTAAAAGCTGTTTCAAATATAATCATTTTGTCAATATCTTCATATCTTGCTAGAAGTTCATTTGTGGTATTTATATAAGTAAATACATTTGAGGCTAACGATAATGAAGACAAAATAAATTGACCATTTGGACTTTGTGCATAAGACGTTGCAAATTCAAGCCATGTTGTATTTATTATATCTGTCTTGTTGGGGTTCAATATATCTTTCTCTTTTATTCTGTCATAAATATACTTAAAAAACTTATGATATGCATCAGCTTCTTCCAATTCTGTAGTTGAAGTACCACTAAATATGTCAATTAACATTTTATTAATAGTGTTTGTATCTGTAACACCTTCAGCGGTTTTAGAATAAGCAAGCATATCATTATATAATTTTGTAAGATTTCCTACATCAGAAATAGAAAAAAATCCTGCATAATGAAATAAATCCAAAAATCCGTGAAAATATAAATTTGCACCACCAATGTAAGAAAACATTTTCTCTCCCAAAAAAACCCAATTTATTACACCTGTTCCAGTTAGTGACGCTTCTGCTGCTGCTGTTGTTGCTGCTGTTGCTGCTGTTGTTGCTGCTGTTGTTGCTGCTGCTGTTGCTGCTGTTGTTGCTGTTGTTGTTGCTGCAGTTGCTGCTGTTGTTGCTGCTGTTGCTGCTGTTGTTGCTGCTGTTGTTGCTGTTGCTGCTGTTGTTGCTGCTGTTGTTGTTGCTGCTGTTGTTGCTGCTGTTATACCAATCTTTGAAACAATTAATTGTAAAATAGAAATCCAAGTTAATGGTGAACCTATTGAAGAAACTACCAAAATATTGAATCCTACGCCAATTAAAACTGGTGTTAGATAAACAAAAACTGGGCTACTTGTTACTTTATACAGCATCTGCAAATAAGTTCCCTCTTGTTTTTCCATTTGCTTTTTAAGATATCTTTCCTTGTATATTTCAATGTTTTTGTGTAATACTGCAAACCGGTTAGCCATTTGTTGTTTTTCCTTATATGGATTAAAAGTAGCTGGCTCTTTTATGGATTTCAAAATATCCTTTTGTAACTGAGAAATATTCTTTTTTCTATCATCAGCCCCAGCCCCCACGCTCGCAAGCCCTGACGTTAAATTACTATTCAATAATATTATTTTATTGTCTTCTAACACGTCTTCCATTGTAATTGTTTTTTCGTATTTAAGAACTTTAATATCGTATATTTCTTTTTTTGTATTATACTTTTCTATTATATTTTCAGATTCTTTGTAAGCATTTGCTAAGTTTTCTTTGTATTTGTAATAGTCACTAAAATTATATTTATTTATACCTTGTGCATCTCTATCTGCATATATTATCGGTGCAGCTTGATTTACTTTTTGAAATGATGACATTTATAATTATTATATAATATTAGTATATTTTTTATTTTAAACTTGAACTGCTTAAAATATATAACAATAATTTAGAAAACTATTACATAAATAAAAAATATACTAATATTATATAATAATTATAAATGTCATCAGAAAAAGTTACTAAAACTGGTACAAATGCTGATACAAATAAACTATCATGTAACAGTAAAATTTTTGATAAACTGAATAATTATGCAGCAACAGATTCTAACATTAGACCAGAAGTTGTTGAAGCAAATGTTTTGTATAACAATGGAAAATTTTATTATTCTAGCGGTGAAAGTGTAGGAGCTCTTGTTAGTTATTCTTGTGCTGCAGTTTTATTAAATACCATTTTAAGAAAATTACCAGAAGATCAAGGTGAGTTAAAATTAAACGTAAACACTATCATGAATTCATTGTTGCAAGTTGTTCAAAGTCTTCAACAAAAAGTTGGTTCAAGCAAATCAAGCGATAAGGATGACAATGAAAAAGATTGGGATAAAATTTGCACTAAAATAAAACCATTAGTATTTAAAAAGGGTGGAAGTGATTGTTTATTTTATAACGACGTTGCTGGACTTCAAAAAGAGAAAAAAATTATTGACTCTTCTCTCGTTTATCCTCTTATTTACCCTAATTTGTATCCAAAAACCTCCAAGGGTATTTTAATTTATGGTCCTCCAGGAACAGGTAAAACTTATTTAGTTAAAGCGGCTGTTAATGAACTTCAAAAAAAAGATGATAGTGTAGGTGTTCTATTCTTTGCTCCATCCCCGGGTGATCTAAAAGGCAAATATGTTGGTGAAACTGAAAAACGCATTGAGGAAGCATTTAGATGCGCAAGCGACGCTGCATGCACGTATCAATCTGACTGTCCAGGAAAGAAAAAATACATTTCAATCATCTTTATGGATGAAATGGATGCCATTGCACCGGATAGAGATAAAGATACAACTGGTCTTGCAGTTAATTCAGTAAATACATTATTGCAAATGATGGACGGTATTAAATCATTTCCAAATGTTGCAGTTGTGGCCGCCACAAACTATCCATGGAATTTAGATACCGCTATTCTAAGACGTTTTGACACGCAATTGCTAATTAATATTCCAAATCAATACGATTTGAAAGAACTTTTTAACATTGAAATGAATAAGTTTATAGATTTAGAATCTGATAAATCAAACTTTAGTTATTGCGATTCCAAAGGAAAAAAGAAGGATGAATCATCTAATCTATCTTGCGAATTGGAATGCGAATCTAAACCTATTGTTGAAAAACACAGAAACTATCCTTATTCAGAATATGAAATAGATTATTTTTTAAATAATAAAGTTGGTGGTTTGATTGACGGTATTATATTTCAACTTGAAAATGCGAAATTTTCTAATTCTGATTTAAATCGTTTAATTAAAGCTGCCGCGACAAATGCTGGAGAGCTTGCAGTAAATCAGAGTTTATTTTATTCACCAAAACTTTTGGGTGATTTTGAACACGATAAATACGTATCATCTTTAACTGGTTTGAGAATTTCTCATGAAATTCAAACTCCTGGAGCAGCAAAAGGGAAAAAAGTGGTAAATTTGGTTAAAATTGCACAATTATCCATTGATATATTGCAGGCTTTTGTAAGTAACCAACTCCCTAAAAATGTAATACAATTAAATCCTCCTGATTTTGTTAGAATTAAATATAATGGTTATTATTACTATAATTCAAAATGTTTATTATATAAAAATGCTGATTCAATAGTGCAACATTATTCTATTAAAGATATATACATTAAAGGTCATCCTGCTACTGTTGGGTTTTCTTTTGACGACTGGAGAAGAAATGTAACTGGTGCTGACAATTATTTTACAAACATATTAGGAACCTCGCAAGCAGAATTGGCAAAAGAAGACACAAGCATTAAAAAGGGAGACATAGATATGATTATTGCATTTGATTTTACGTTTAAACAAAATAAAAATTACTCAAACAAACAAACCTTGTTGCCAGTATATAGAGATTTAATTAACTGCGTATTTCAACCAATTTATAACAAATTTGGCGAAATTAAAAAGAATATTGAAATGTCGGAAAAAATTGGAAAAGATGTTAGAGGCCCAACTGGAGAAATAGATACTGGAATTTCTCAAGAATACTCGCAAGGAATCAAAGAACTGCCTGAAGAAAAGCAAAAAACGTCGGAAGAAAAACGCAGACAGGAACGGGATGAAAAATTAAAACTCATAAATGATGAATCTGTAGGAAAAATTAATCAACAGAGAGAAGTAGTAGAAAGAAAAAATAAAGAGGTAAAAGCTGAAGTAAAAAATAAAAAAGACGCAGTTTTAAAAGAACTTAAAACTACTACTGGAGTGGTGCAAGGCGGTGGCGCAAAATTAAATTTTACAGACGTTGAACTCCAAAATATTAAAGATGGTGTTTTTTTCAATGAAGAATCTGGAGTTGTAAGATTATCAGATAGTGCTATAAAAATAATGAGTGGCCCTGGGTTTATTAATGATTGGTATATAAATTTAAATAATAAGTTTTCTTCAATTAACGAACACAATCTTGATTTTTATAATTTTTTGCTTTTGAACAAGGTTTTAACAGAATTTAAATCGGAGTTTATTCCTCCCATTGACCCCAACCTTATTGCGGGATCATTGTTTTCTTTACAAAATATAGACGATTTGTTAAATAATGCATTTAGCGAATACAACGACCTAATACAAGCAGAACTGTCATTAAAAAATGAACTTAAAGATGATGTTTGCAAAGGTGCTATAACAATTAAGGACAATTTTAAAGATATGTTGAATGATGCGCGTTCCAATTCTCAATGCAATCAAAATCAAGTAACTGAAAAAGAAAGCGAGTATGAAGCCCTGAAAATTGACAAAGCTGAAACATATGCAAAATATATAAAACTACAAACAATTAAGGATGAAATGAATAGAGAACCTTTACCTGAAAAAGAGACAATCAGAAAAACAATTAATAATTATTTAACAATGATAAATTATGAAGGAAAAATAAACGAAGCAATCTCTAAAATAGACGACCTTGAATTTAAAAGTTATTCTATTATTAATGGAGAATCAGTTTCAATTTATTATTATAAAATTAATAAAGACGATGATTATGGCACATTTAGGGTCACCGTCGCTCAATACAAAAAGTTTGTAACAAACTTTCATATTTACAATAACATAGTTTTGTGTCCATCTGAGTTTGATTCAAAATTCATAGATATTTCTGAAGATTTATTTGAGGTTCTTTTTAAAGACGTTTTTTCAGATATTAAAGTAACTACAACAGATGTTGAAGAATTGAAAAAAATTTGGACTCCAAACTCATTGGAAACTAGATTGACTCAATTATATATTAATGATACAATTAGAATGCATAATTTAAAGTTAGACTTGTTAGATACAAAAAGCAAAGAAAATATAACAAATATAACATGGGACAAAGAAATAATTGATGCTTATTTATATGGATATTTATTAACATTGTTAAGTTTTGAACCACTTATAGTAAATTTGTCTAATATATCAATTCAACTAATAAATGACAATTATAATCTTGCAAATAACAATATGGGAAGATTTTTGGGAAAGTCTGATCCAATTATGCCTTCTCAAGAGAACAATATACTAGATGAGAAAAATCTTGCGGAGTTGGCCAAAAATAAAAACCCACCTTCCATTCAAGAAAAAGAAACAAAAGTAGCAGAACAAAAAATAAAACGCACAGAAGAGAGTTCTGCAGTTAAAGTCGCAAATGATGCAATCTTGAGAGGCGAAGAAGAAGCGCAGAAACAGGGTCTTGAAGTTGCTGAGAAAGCTGCGACAAGAAAAGCAGAGGAAGAGTTGGGAAAAAGACAAAGTCTTTTTGTCAGATTTTATAATATTGCTGAAATATATTTTGACACACTATCCGGAGATTTGGCCGAAGAAGACGACATGAGTGGTGGTGGTAAAGGAAAAACGTTAAAAAATAGAAGACAACACACCCACTTATCTTCTTCTTTTAGAAAGCACAAAAAACACTCAGAGTCTAAAGCGCGTTCATTTAAAAGTAAAAAAATCGTTCATAAAATGCGAACGCAGACTTTGCGAAACCGAACCAAATATATTGGTGGAGCAAAAATGTCTGAAGACTTGGAAAAATTTATTGAATGGTGTGTTAAAAACGAACAAAAAATTGATAGCTCTGCATTAGCTGCCGGAGAACTTGGACCAATTGCCGGAAAAACTGTTTTTGTAAAAACTGTATTTAGATACGAAGAATTAGTAAAACAGAGAAAACATGGAGTTATAAGCGATATATGGAATTCTGTCGATTTTGGTTGGGAAGATTGGTTTACAGGCAAGAAAAAAACTCCTAAACAAAAAGCAAATGAAATTATACAAGAAATAAAATCAAAAAATCAATTGCTTCCACTAATATTTAATAACATTCAATCAATTGGAACATTAACAAATAATGCCGACAATAAAATAACTGACGATGATTTATTATTCAAAGAACCTAAAAATTTAAAACTTAAATGGCAACCAATACAATTAGACGATGGCTTTTGGAACGGTAATTTTGGTCAATTGGCTAGCACCCTTCTTGGAATTCGTTCAAAAAAGGGGGGAATTTTATGGAACAATGTTACAGGCGTAATTACCGCTATTATTACAGGAGCCATGGCGGGTGGGCTAACTGGCGCGCTGGTGGCAGTTGCTATCATAACTGTGGCAAATACAATTAACTGGCTCACGCAGAATCCTAATGTTAAAGATGAAGATGTTATATTATATATGATATCACAAGCTTTGTTTACTATATTAACAGATATAAGATACATTGAATGTCAAAATTTTACTGAACCGGGAGGTGCAAATGTTGCTATTTTGTATGAAATTGCTGAAAGAGCTAAACAAATAAGTGAAGTCTGGTCAAATTCACAAATCGGAGCTACAGTTCCATATAAAGACCCTTCTCAAACCAGCGCAAGTGAATCCAATGAAGTTGAATTATATACAGCTGCTGCAAAAACAGTATTAAATAAAGACATTAAAAATAAATTAGTAAACTTAAATATACCAATGCAATCTTTTTATTACGCAATGAACATTGTTAAATCAACTTATAATAAAGAAACTGGTCCATTGTTAACGCAATACTACGAAAATAGAGATTTGTTTATGGAAAATTATAAAAAGAGAGAACAGAAGCAAGCCAAATAAACAATAAACTTAAAAATTTGAAAAATTATAATAGAGATTATAAACAAATAATATTTTAAAAAAATAAAATATTATTAACATACATATAACTATGTCTTTATCAGATATAACAAAACAGCTATTAAAAGCATATAATGAAAAATTTGACAAAAATGAAAATGCTGATGAAAAAATGCGAGAATCAAAAAGGTTTGACGAAAAATATTTAGCTGAAAAATACAATGAACTTTTATTATGTTGCGAACAACAAAATTTAAATCTAAATAAATACGATGAAAATAGTGATGACGAAGATTACGATCCTGTTAAAATGTATAATAATCAAACAATAAAACCACGCTTAATTGACAATAGCAAAGACGTATGCAACACTATATGTAAAATGAATTATGTAGAAGATAAATCTTTTGTAAACAAAATGATGACTTATAGAGTTGCAGAAATTCAGAAAAAACTTATGTTTATAAAATTCAACATTGAAATATACAAGTATATTATTACGGGGATACTTAACCTACAATATAAAAAAGACGCTAAAATTATTACGTCTCCTAACATAGATGAAGAATTGAAACGTTTGCTAGAAATAAAAGCCAATATTAAAAAATATTTAGAAGAAAATCTTATCCTAATTGAAAGATACGTGCTGAATACAACTATATGCAAATACTTATTTTTAAAAGACCGATACAACAAATTGGTAGTAGGAGATACAAATATTAAATTATTATAAATCAAATTAAAATATAGTAAACATATAATAGAACAATGATTTCAAATAAACTATCTCAATTAGAACCAGCTTTAAATGATACTTTAAATATTACTGACTTAATAATTCAAAATAAGAATTTTAGCTCTCAAAAAATAGAAGACAATCTTACAAGCAGAAATATAGATGAAGATGGTTCAAGTATTTCTGGCTCTTCTAGCATGTCATTTAATTATATAAGCGATGATTTCTATGAAAATGTTTTTAAAATACACGAAGATGCCTACGACATATTTAAAAAACTACTATTGTGCTGCACAAATTATTCTAGTTCAGAAGACCAAGAAGATATAGATGTACTTATAAATGAAATCAACAAAGAAATATTCAATTTTAATAAAGAAATTCAAGAAATTAGAATTAAAAAAACTATTCATCTAGCTAACTTTCCAACTGAAGTTATTGATGAAACTGGAAATAAAAAAATATATGAGTTTTCATCTGAAGACGCTAAACTTATAGATAGAATCAATAGTTTTTTAGATAAATATAAAGAATATAACTCAACCTTCTAATTTATAAGAACAATCCACCGCGTCCACGCTTTTGGGTTTTTGAAGATTTTACTTTATATTTATTAATAAGTTTTTCCCGTTTAGTCAATGTTTTTGTGTTTTTAATTGTTTTAGATTTTATTTTGGGAGTTGATTGATTCTTAGCTAATTCATCTGCAGGCCTGTAACGTAAAAACCATTCTTCGTATTCTTTGTCTTGTTTCTTTTTGTTTTCTTTCAAGTATTTAAACTTTTCTGCCTTTTCGGCTCTCATCTCTTCCACAGTTTCCTGATGTCCATAACAGCTTATACTGAATCTTCTCAAAAGCCCCTTCTGTTGTAATCTATTTTTCTGTTGCACTTCAAAGAGAAATTGCGCCATGCACACTATTCTCTCTGTATCATAATAATTGCGTTCTGAATATAAAAATGCTAAGTAAAAACTCAACATGGTATCAATTGTTGCTATTTTTACTGGCTGTTTGTCAATGGTTATAATATTATAACTGTGGCACGCAATTGGTTTATAAATAAATGCAATTGTATCTGAACCGATTAAAACTTGATAATGTGGTGCAACTATCTCTCCTATTTCTTTGCGCTTTACAATTTTAGCTTTATATCCTGCGTCTTTTAAACGCTCTTTCAAAATTTCAGCTGTCTTCTTGGGGTCTTCTGATAAAACGTCAAAATCCGGAATTTTTTCCAGACGTTTGTGTAAATGCTTTGGCATATAATGCAAGTAGAGAGAAATGGCATATCCACCAAAAAATACAACACCTTGATTTATAAATGAGTTTCTTGTTATTTCAAATATTTTATCTTCATCTTCTTTGTTTATCATTTCTCTCTGGAAAGGTTCTATTTCATCACAATGTGCAGATTTCAATGGATAATTATTGTTGAGTAGTGTTAAACGCTTTAAAACTTTTTCCCATCTTGAAACATCCCCCGCTGGCCTTGAAAGTTCTAAATACATTGACATTCTCAAGTAATTTGGAGGTGCATATAAAATTCCGTCTATTTTTATTGCTTCTTGTTTTACTGCCTTGTAAATTTCCTTATGCAAAAATGTAATATCTGCAACTGGTATAAAATTCACAAACACTTTGTATGTCCCTTTGTGTTGTCCAGATTTAGCCTCCACTTCTAAAAATCCTGCTTTCACGTATTCATCAGTTAATTCCTTGCTATCATTTAAGGCATTATATGAAAAAAAATCGTAGTCAGGTATTTCCACTTCTGTGTTATAAAATTGATCTGCCTTTGGTAAAATATTATTTATTGCAGTTCCTCCATAGCATATCACTTTTTTTCTGCGTATAAAATTCTCCACAATGTCAATTATCTTCTTTACTTCTGCTGAATTTGCAACAGCTCTTCCAGAACGCTCTTCGGCTTTATCTACAGCACTTCTTAATATTGCTAATTCACATTCTTGAAAGCTCATTGATTTATCACATATGTTTTTCATAAAATAGTCTTATATTATTAAAAGAAAAAATAAAAAAATGATGTATCTTGTTTACTGTAATTTATTTATAATATTATTTGGATTTCCTATTATTTTTCCATTGACATGTGATTTCTTTGCAAAATATTCATTCCAGAATTTTATTGTTTTGTAAAAATCTGTCTTGTCAGCACCTGACCATTTGCTTTTACCGCAGAATTTTTTGTTATTATTTGCACCCATAGTATACCAACTTTTATTGGATTTTCTTAAAATGCATTCACAAATAGCCTTTTTTGAATTCTTTGGATCAACCACGCATTTATGGTTTAAACAATCAGACCACTCATATTTCTTGGGGCATTCTGTAATTCTTTTACCGTCATTAATCTCATTGATGGAAAACGTAGAATAAATACGACAAGTGCCGTTCTTTGTTTTATGTGCCTTTAATTTGCTGCAAGATTTGGTAGCAAAGTTATATCCCTTCTCAATTTTACATTTACATCTTGTTTTTCCAGGCTTGTTTTTTATAGTTTTACAAGGTGCGGATGTGCACAATGCATATCGACTTTTACAAATTGTTAATTTTTTTGTTTGTTTTTTATTCTTTTTTGTGTGGGGCATATTATATTATTGTATTATTTTATTTTTCATAACACAATAATTTTTTTTATTTCATTTGATTTGCTTTGACTCAACCTTTCTCAAAGGTTGATTAGATGTTGAACGCATAATAATCACTCTTAACACTTCTCGTTTCAAATGACAAAGCAGGATTTTGAGGAGGTGGTTCCGGGACATAAACTGGGATGTATCTTAACTTCTCAGGTTTCAAGCAAAAAGCGTATCCACATTTATCAAAGAATGCATTATTTTCTTGCAAATTAACATCATTCTTCTGATACATCATTCCAATCAACTGGCAACCTGTTTCTCTACAAACAATAGCACTTGGATTTGGTGGATCAGAACCAATATCTGGCATTGAAATACTCATATTCTGCTTATTATAGTCCTGCAATTCAATTAAATCAGGTGTATTTTTTACATCAAAATAATGTAATGCGCGCATAAATATAGAATTACTTGTCATGTTAACATATTCGTAAAAATCTTCTGTGTCCATAAAAGAATTGTTTGATTTATCAACAATAACAACTATTTTTCCACCTAATAAATCAAGTAATTTTTTATTGCCAAAGTTTTTACCATTCTCTTCAAAGCTTGAAGCCGGTCCCAAAAAGAATGAGTCGTAACTTTTAAATAAATTAGCCAAATTCTGATACATTTTCTGGTTTGCACTCTTAAATCTAAAGTGAAAAATAATTGGGTCTTGGGGATTTGGTGCGCCACTTGAAGCAAATGCATAATTTGTAACTATATTCATGACGTCTGAAAATGCCACAACATTATAAGTTTCCTTAATATGATTATTATCAACAGTGGATGTAGCAACGACTGGTTGATCATCCATTGAGAATATTTCAAAATCCAAACCACGAACGCCCTGTTTTAAAACGTCTTTTAATGCGCATGTTGAAACATAATCATTCTTGAAAGTGCCTGGACTACAGCAATTGTATGCAGTTTTAATATAATAATCTTTTAAAGTGTAATTGCAATTTGGGTCACTTGAATTTAATGATTTTATTGAACCATTTAATGAAGAAAACAAATTACTCATATTACTGCACTCACGATTCAATAAATTTCTCATATAAAAATAATACAACAATGCCGCAATAATGACAATTATAATCATGCTTAACAACATGTATGCCGCATAGTTCTCCTTAAGATTTGCCATCATATTCATCATTTTATTCTTAGTATCCATTGTCCTACTATATTATAATACTAATTTTAAAATATAATAATATTCAAAAAAGTTAAATATAAATTATTTATATAATATATCTAAAAGATGGCTGGTGGATTAATGCAATTAGTCAGTGAAGGACAACAAAATATCATATTAAACGGCAACCCTTCAAAAACATTTTTCAAAGCAACATACGCTCGCTATACCAATTTCGGTTTACAAAAATTTCGCGTTGATTTTGAAGGTTCAAAAACTCTTCGTTTAGCAGAAGAATCAAATTTTACATTTAAAATACCCAGATATGCTGACCTTTTAATGGATTGTTATTTAAGTGTTGACTTGCCAAATATTTGGAGTCCTATAATGCCCCCAAATACAGACCAAGAATCAGAATTGTATAACAGTGGACAATGGGTGCCATATGAATTTAAATGGATTGATTCAATCGGAGCAATGATGATATCTCGTATTACCATTACATGTGGCAACCAAACTTTGCAAGAGTTTTCTGGGGAATATATTAAACTAATGATTGAACGCGACATGCCCGGACGAAAGGTATTCGGATTTAATGAAATGACTGGAAATATTGAATCATTGAATGACCCAGCAAATGCAGGTTCTCGTGTTAATTCATATCCAAATGCTTATTATAATGCAACTGGTGCTGCACCTTCTATTAATGGAAGAACATTATACATTCCATTAAATTCCTGGTTTACATTTAAATCTCAAATGGCTTTTCCATTAATCTCGTTACAATATAATGAATTACACATTAATATAACATTGAGGCCAATTCAAGAGTTATTTCGCATCCGTGACGTATATGATAGTGCAAATAATTATCCTTATGTGGCGCCTAATTTTAATTTATGGTATATGCAGTTTTATAGATTCTTGCAAACTCCTCCTGATGTTGAACTTGGTCTTAATTCCTATGTAGATAAAAGAACACTTTGGAACGCTGATGTTCATTTGAATTGCACATATTGTTTTCTTTCCAATGAGGAATCTAGATTATTTGCACTCCAAGAGCAAAAATATTTATTTAAACAAGTGAGAGAGCAGATATTTTACAATGTTACTGGTCCAAATAAAGTGCAATTAGATTCAATTGGAATGGTCTCTGGAATGACATTTGTATTCAAAAGAAGTGATGTTAATTTGCGCAATGAGTGGACAAATTATACTAATTGGCCATATAATTATGCTCCATATGATATAGTTCCAGCACCGACTAGTGGGACATATCAGATTACTAGAACAAACCCAGATGGTTCAACAAGCATCGTTGATATTGGACCTGGAGTGAATCCAAATGGTCAATTAACAAAATGGTTTATTACAGGACCTTCTAAAGAAGCAAATATCAACGGAATATTAATTGATATGGGAATATTGTTAGATGGTTCATATAGAGAAAATTTGCAACCTGTTGGAGTTTACAACTACATAGAAAAATGGGTTAGAACCGGTGGATGGGCTTATTCAGGAATTTATTTTTATAGTTATGGAATATCAAACTCGCCAATAGACCTTCAACCATATGGAGCAATTAATATGAGCAGATTTACTACAATTGAGTTGGAGTTTAATACAATTATTCCAACATTGGACCCATACGCGCAATCATTAGCTATTTGCGACCCACAAACTGGTAATATAATTGGAATTAATAAACCAACATGGCGAATTTATGATTATAATTTTAATTTGTATACCTTTGAAGAAAGATATAACGTTGTTAATTTTGTGGGTGGTAATTGTGGGCTTATGTATGCAACATAATTTACCGTTTAGTTATTTCTATTCCTATTCCTATTTCGGCTTCTTATTGTGTTTGTTTGATTTTCTAAAACAAATTCTTTGAAATCGCTTCGCAAATCTGACTCAACTTTCTTTACTTTTTCATAGAATATTTTATTCATCCACTTTATTTGATCTTTCAAATCTTCAATAATAATATTAGCATTACGTAGCTCATTTGCAAGCTTATTGTTTTTATCTTCTATCATATTTATATCTGACTCAACTACTGATTGAAATTGATCATAATCTTCCCGCATATTGCTGTTCAAGCATTCTATTGTTTGATTTATCAATAATTGGAAATTTTCTACTGGAAATGTAGACGTAGACAAGTTCACGTCCAATCTAGTTTTATAACAACTATCAATAAAGTTATCATAAAACACTCTAACGTTAATTGACGTGTTTGCATCAAACACAATACATAAATCATAATAACCCCAATTTACTAAACAATTATTAAAATTTATGAATGTAGGATTCTCTATAAACACTGTATTGAAAATAACAATGTAAATATATTGATACTCAAACGTATTCCATGTTTTTACAATTTGTTCAATTCTATCAATTATGCCAAACTTGAATGTTATTTCAAACATATTTCTAATATATTCGGGTGAAATGTACTCATTATGTTTTAACTGAATAATAATGCTTTTCAAACAATTAACTTCCTCTAAATAGGGCAATTGAACCATTGTGCTTTGGTTAAAATAATTTTGCAATGAATCACGAATTGACGTCATTTTAAATGTGGGTTAGAATATAGTTTCATTCAAAAAAATGTAATTTATTTTATTCAATTTTTTTATTTATATAATATATATGAAAAACAAAAATTACATTAAATATTTAAAATACTTTTCAATATTATTAATTATTATTTTTTTTCTCATTATTACGTATGCATATAATTCCGGTTCTTGTCAGCTTGAAAAAAAATATGAATGCAATAAAAAATTCTGTCTTTACAAGGAATTTCCAATACAGTTGTCAAATAATGTGATGAATGAAATTCAAACAATGTTACTAAATAAATATATTCAAAAACGCGTTGAAATAACATCTTTTACTGAAAATATTGCAAATTGCGCGCTTCCAAATAAATCCGGTGTTACAATACCAACTAATCAAATAGTTAAAAATTCTGAAAGTATTATAACATTTTATCAAACTGAATTACGTAATAAGATTTCGGACCTTCTTGGGTTTAATGTATATCCAACCGATTTATCATTCCCAACGTCTTGTGTTTTATTGATTTACGAAAAGGAAGGAGACTGGATAAACTGGCACTACGATTACAATTATTATGATGGCAGGTTTTTCACTGTTTTGATTCCAATTACTACCAACCTTACATGCACTAAGTTTGAATTCATAAATAAAAAAAATGAGGTGGTAAGTCTGGATTTAAATAAAAATGGTATTTGTTTTGAAGGAAATTATTTATATCACAGAGCATCCAAGCTGTGTGCAAATCAACGCCGAGTAATATTATCGTGTCAGTTCGTCACAGACAACAAAATGAGCTTAATTAATCAGTTACGCATTAAGCTTAAGGATTTTGCTTACATAGGCGCATTGAAATAGGTAATAAAATAAGAATATATTATTTTGGTTTTATATTCTCAGTAAGGGCGGAAATTTCGAATAAAAAGGGGGCAAAAGTGTTTCCAAAATCAAAAAATGGACAAAAATAAATGTCCAATTTTCAAAAGCGCCGATATTTTATGAAAAAGGGGTCAAAATTCCGCCGTTCTGAGCATAATGGTCTAAAAAATATTTTGAAGTCGGAAAAATTTGTTACGCTAATTTTTATATATATTTTGGCGAAAAATATTTAGGGATTTTTTCTGTCACTAAATTAGTGACGGAATGGTGACAAATTTATCCTTAAAATCCCCTAATTTTGAATGCAAATATTGTGACTATAATACGTGTAATAAAAAGGATTTCAGTAAACATATTAACACCATAAAACACAAAAAAAGGGTTTTCGTGACGGGTGGTGACGTTTTGGTGACAGATTTGTCCCAAAAATCCCAATTTACGTGCGAAAAATGTTTAAAAACTTATAAATCTAGAAACGGATTATGGTCACATAAGAAAAAATGTGAAAACGCGGTGTTTGAAGAATCCGAACAACCCTCAAATAATTTAATAATTGTTGAGCTACTTAAACAAAACAAGGAATTCAAAGACCTCATTATTGAGCAGAATAAACAGATAATGGAACTTGCAAAGGAGAAAAATACTGTTATAAATAATACAACTAATAACAGTAATACAAATAATAATCAGTTCAATTTGCAATTCTTTTTGAATGAACAGTGCAAAGATGCACTTAATTTAGTTGACTTTGTTAATCAAATCAAACTAAAATTATCCGATTTGGATATGATTGGTCGTGTTGGTTATGTGGAGGGAATGAGTAAAATATTCTTGAGAAACTTGCATGAACTTGATGTGTTTAAAAGACCAATTCATTGCAGTGACTTGAAGAGAGAAACCTTATACGTGAAAGACAAGGACGCTTGGGAAAAGGAAAACGGCGAAAATATTAAAATAAAACAAGCCATAAAAGGCATTGAAAACAAAAACATCAAACAAATACCAATTTGGGTAAAAGAAAATCCAGCGTCTGAAGATTATGAAACCAAGAAGCACATGGAATATCAAAATATATTATTAGAAGCTATGGGAGGTTCAACCTCAGAGGATGATAATAAAAAGTGCAATAAAATAATTCGCAATATTGCAAAGGAAGTCGTAATTGATAAGAAATAAATATTTTATTTTATTTATAATATATATAAATGAAATATAAAAAAACACAAAAAAAAACAAGAAAAACTAGAAAAAATAAAAGAACAAAAAAAGGAGGAAGTGTAAGTGAAATTAGTAATTCTGAATGGAATTATAAAAAAGTCTGCGATCCTCCAAAAAAAATTTGTGATAAAAGCAAAATAAACTTTGCATTATGTGTTGAAGATGAAGTTGATTGCGATAATCCAAATTATGATTATCAATTTAATCCAAGAAAAAGTAAAATAGAAGTAAACACATTTAATGTAGAAAGATTTAAAGTAGTTCCTAACGAAGATTTAACTGAAACCAATAAAGAAGAAATTAGCCGAGATGTTTTAAAACAAGAATTTACAGGTCGGTTTAAAAGTTATGTTCCAGAATTCTCACCAACATCGTGTTATATTCAGAAAAAAAATTACATTAGTCAAGAATATCCCAAATTAGGAGAAGCTAATACAATTCAAAACGAATTTTCAATTATAACTCAAAATGCTCTTGGATTATATTTTGGTAAACCAGAAGAAGAATTAGATGAAAGTAATCCAACAGATTTAAAAAATAAAGCAATTTTAAATATAATGCGTTTAAGAACTGCATATTTTCGCAGATTTTTATTAGAAAGTGAATACCCAGATTTTTTGTGTTTTCAAGAGATGACTCCAGAATTTTTGAAGTTTTTGTATTTAGAATCTGATTCAATGAGAGAAAAATATAAATATGTTTATCCAGATTCAAACAATTTTGATGAATTAATGACGAGAAAAGCGGATGCAATTACAATGCTTATTTCTAAGTATCCTGCTATAAAACACACAACTTATATGCTTCAAGGTAACTCTAGTTATTATAATTCACTGGGTGTAACAGAGTTTAAAAATTTAGTTATTTTTAACGTATATTTACAAGCAGGTTCAAAATTCTCTCCTGGTTTGAAATATAATTGGGAGAATTATTCAAGATGTAGACGTCAGCAACTAATATTTATTAAATCTCTTATAGATTCATATGGAAATGACAGGGCAGTAATTGTATTAGGAGATTTTAATTTTGAATTAAATTCTATTCATTATGACAGAACCCCAGATGATACGGAAAATTGGTCAGAATTAACATTTTTAAAAGCATTGAATTTAAGAGATTCGTTTAAGACATTTCATCCAACTGAACCTGGATTAACAGAGAATACAGAAATTAACACTTTAAGATTTCTTGGAAAATTGGAGCATAAATCATTACGTTATGATGGTATATTTTTTAATGAAAATTTATATCCTATAACTAGCAATGTTATAAATAATGTGCCATTAAAAATAAATGAAGAAAATAAAACATCGTTAGATATTCCATTTGACCCTGAACAAATAAATAAGGATTATAAATTAGCGCTTGTTTTTAAACCAGGTGATTCTATAAATGAAACGTTAGAAAGATATAAGTCGGAACATGATTTGAACACCGGTTATGAATTATTTGTTTCAGATCATTTTGGTGTAATGACTAAATTCAGATTTAATGATGTTGCTGCAGGAGGAAAAAAGAGAAGCACAAAGCGAAGAAGGTATAAAAGAAAACAAAAAACTAGGCGAATATAATCAACGATTTATAGTGCCTTTTTTTCGGCGCACCTTTCTTTTTTTAGTTTTGCTTGATTTATCGTTTCGCTTTCGCTTTCTTCCACCTCTATTGTAGTTTTCACTAGTAAAATATGCAGTTGAATGTAAATGCAATTCAGTGTTAAGCAAGCCATACAAAGTATCAAACGACATTGCGCGTTTAGACTCGGGAATACTTGGGGCATTTATTATCCCAGCCTGTTCAAAAACCAAAAATATATAGCGATGGATTCCGCTTCCTGGTGGTGGAGCTGGGCCTTTATAATTAAACACCTGATTTCCATTTGAAATGGAGTTGCCTGGTATATTGATTACAACCCAATGCAAATAGTTACCAACAACTGCATCCGGGTCATACATGATTAGTGTATAAAATTTGTTGGGATTTGTGTTGTATTCTACTGTAGGTTCCAAACGAGCTTGGAATGGTGTTAAATTAGTTCCGTTAATTATTTCCTTATTATTGTATAGAAACTTCATAATATACAATAATATATTTATTTTTCCTACTTAAAGAAACGCGTTGGCAGCCAACGGTCCATCATCAACAAACTCTCCACTTAACGTTGGTCTTTTGGGATAATTTGGCATAAATGATTGCGCTGCAGGACTATAACGTTTATCAAATAATTCTTTCTGCGCGTCAAATGTTTCTCTCCAAGTATCTACACCTTTAAAATAACCAGGTGGAGGAGTATCTGGTTTATTAATCAATTTAGCATGAGTGCCAATATCTGTTGTCAAAACAGAATAAGTAGGCGTTTGCTCTGTGGTCAATTTTCCTGCATCGTTTTGACCGCGGTAATCAGCTAATTGGTTGTTTTCAGGTGCAAATTGTATTGTATGTGGATTGCAACCAAAACAATCAATATCTGAACTACATTGTTCTCCAGTTAATGAGCATCTATTATTAGGACCACACATATTTTGACAAGTTGTTGTTGTTGTTAAAGGTAAATCAACAGAATGATTTGTTGAAGGTGAACCGTTGTCAATAATGGGTCCTAATGAAGTAAATTGCTCAACAATATATCCATTTTTTATTAAATAGTCTCCCCAGTTAAAAATATAAATAGTTAAAAATATAAGAATAAATGACCAAATGATTAAATATACTTTGCTCATTATATATTTTGGTTAGATAAAAACATTTTTAGCAATTTAATCAATAAAATATTATATCGTTTTATTATAGTTATGTCAGATACATCAGCTATAGATGAAAAAAAAAATATAAGTGAAAAACCAAAAAATGAGATGTTATCTTTTTCTCTCAATGTTTTTAATCAGCTAATCACTTTGGGAGTTATCGTATTAATAGGTTCGTTGTTTTTATACACAGGAAAAGTCGCGCAAACTAATATTCTTCCAACGTGTTTAGCGTATGCGCCTTACACTGATATTATGCCTCCTATAAAAGAATTACCTGTAGATATTAATGTTGTAAAAATGGAGAAAGGTGTTTGGTCAACTAAATTGAAATTTCCATTAGAGGAGAATTTTAAAACAATTGAGAAGACTCTAGGCACATTAAAAGATATGATAAATGGTCCTAAAACCAATGTTTATAAAATGTATGTTGGAACCACTTTGCAAGAGGTTATTGCGTGTAATTTTAATATTATTAACGTTATTGGCAATTTCATAAATTCATTTCTCCCTGAAACTTTAATTGTTATTTTTGGGCCATTATTTTCATTTTTTACATATATTCTTACTGGGTTAATAGACACATTCTATTTGATGTTTTTATGGTTTTATAACATCCATCTATTATTTAGTGAAAAAACTGAAACACCCAACTCAACAATTTGGAAAGATGGAGATATGTGGGGTATTTTGACATGGTATTGGGCTATATTCTATATATTCTTGTTTATTATAACATTCTTTTTGATCGGAATGGGACTTATCATACCTATTTTGTCATTCTTGATATCCACATTTTGCATATGCTTTCCATTATTTATGAAATCAAAGAATGCGGAAACCGGTAAATCTTATGGAGTGTTTGAAACCATTAAAAATGTATTAAAATTCAAGATGAGCATAATCATGATTCTTATGTCATTGAATATTATTATAAGCGCAAATAAAATGTTTGGAGGATACACGGCATTTGTATCTATCGTTGCATGTGTATTATTATACTTTTTTACAAGTATTTATCAACCTTATACTCCAAAGGGAATTGACCATTCCACATTTGGGCTAGGTAATTATATTCAAACCGAGAAGGTGTGTATTCCAACTGCAGAGGCAAAAGCAGAACCCAGTTTATTTGAAAAAATAGAGAAATTATTTGGTGGTTCAAAAAAGCGAAAAAAATAAAAATTTGTCTTTTGAATATAATATAATATAAAAACCTCTTATATTATATTTAAATAGGGTTTATCATGAAAAATAAGAAAAACGGGAATAAAAATAATGTGTTACCGTTTGTTAGTATATGCACTCCCACGTTTAATAGACGACCATTTTATAGTGTAATTATAAAGTGTTTTGAAAACCAGACATACCCAAAGGATAGAATGGAATGGATTATTATTGACGATGGAACTGATAAAATTGAAGACCTTGTCAAGGACATTCCTCAAGTTAGATATTTTAAATACGACACCAAAATGAATCTAGGTAAAAAAAGAAATTTAATGCACGAAAAGGCAAAAGGAGATATAATTGTTTATATGGATGATGACGACTATTATCCTCCAGATAGAGTATCACATGCAGTAGAAGTGTTGCAAAAAAATCCTCAAGCTCTTTGTGCAGGTTCTAGTGAAATGTATATTTATTTTAAACACATTCAAAAGATGTATAAGTTTGGACCATATGGACCAAATCACTCCACTGCAGCAACTTTTGCATTTCGCAAGGAACTGTTAAAACAAACGCGTTACGATGATAATGCAGCTCTTGCTGAGGAAAAATCGTTTCTAAAAGATTATACGATACCGTTTGTTCAACTGGATTCCATGAAATCTATCTTGGTTTTCTCTCATGTTCATAATTCTTTTGATAAGAAAACAATGTTGGAAAATCCAAATCCATACACCAATCTTTCAGAAAAAACAGTTGACGATTTTGTTAAGGAGCCAGATGTTAAGGAGTTTTTTATGAATTCAATTGATGTAATGCTTGCTAGTTATGAACCAGGAAGACCGGAACATAAACCGGAGGTTCTACGACAAATAGAAGAGCTTAAAAAGAAACGTGCAGAAGCTATTGAAAATCATCAAAAAATTATGCAACAACAACAAAGAACTATAATAAATTCAACACCAATAGAAATAGCTTCTGCATACGAAAAAAAATTATCAGAGCAAACACAAATATTACATTCATTAATTCAAGAGAATCAACAACTAACAACAAAGGTTACTTATTTAGAAAAAAAAATAAATGAGATAATCCAAAAATCAATTAAACAGATGACACAAAATGGTAATCTGTAAGTTTAATTTGATTTTCTTTATACTCCCGAAAAAAAATTGATTTAGAGTTAAACCCAAAGTTTAAAGTATCTCAGTAAATTCCAGAAGCAATGAGCCGCAATTATGATTACAAGAATTACAATAATGACTTTGATGACGACAACATCTCTGTCAATTCAAGGTCAAACAGACAAAAGGTTAATAAAGTAATGACAGAGACGATAGATGACAAGCTCTGTTTCAAGACCAAACGTTACGATTCCAACGCATACAAAATGAAGCCAGTCATCTTGTTTGGGTCTGGTGACACCGGGTCCACAATTCGGAATGCAGTAACTGGCGAGAAGTATTACGGACATCGCGTCGGTTCAAGGCATGAGGACCTATACTTCAAGGTGCGTGTTTGCACTGGAGAATTTATTGAACCGGTGACTCTATTCTATGATTCTATTGAACAATACGAGCGTCATCAGTACTGCGTGACGGACAATACATGCAAGGCAAAGTTTGCAGCGAAGCAGCGAAGTGCAATGGCTGATGAAGGGTTAAAAATTGTAGAACGTCGTCGCGTTGCAGCAATAATTAATTAACACAAAAAATATGCAAAAAAACTAGCCAAAAATAGCCAAAAAAAATAGTTATACACTAATGATAAAATAACAATATAAAATTTTTTCATGAATAATAAATACGATGAAGTTTATCTTATTTATTTTTTATCTTTTGACAAGAAGCTTACCTAAAATGTTAAATGAACGTAACTATAATAAAAGAATCCCAGATTTATTTAGCGGATATGATCAAAGATATTTAATCAATAGAACTACTACTGAAATATACAATCGTTATAATGGAACAATTATAAATATTCACGCAATTAATGAAGAAGATACAGAACAAATTTATAATTTCAAAAAAATGTTTGCACAATTAGCGCTTTTAAATTACCTAAAACGTCAAGACGAATCAGAGATAAATAAATTAAAAGCAATAGAAAATCCATTGGAGTTTAAACCAAACATATTGGGAGGTGGGTTATTCAAAGATTGGAATTTTACACTTTTTCTCATGTAAAATTACACCGACTAAAAATAAAAACAAAAAACCGAATTATTCACCATCAGACAATTCAGTCTCAGCGGCTTCTTCTCCATCTTCGGCGTTAATTTTTGTATATTTTTCCAGATATCTGTAAATACGATTTATATCCAATTTGTTAATTTCATAATTTTCAAACAACAATGTAATATCATTATCGTGATATTTATTTTTCAATTCTAAAAAGAACGCAAACAAATCTTTTTTATCCATTCCGAGTTGTTGACATAAATTCTGAATAAAAATAGAGTTGTTATATTCAGTTGAATATTTTGTTAATACTTTTGTAAATCTAATCTCTAAAGGTTTGTACTTTGGTTTCTTTTTAAAAGAATCATGATACAATTTGTTATTCTTAAATGTTTTGATGAGAGAACTCATTTCATTGAATTGCCATATTTGCTTTTGAAATGTTATGCGGTCAATATAATCAGCAAAGCACATGTTATTTAACAAATTCAAGTAAACCGGGATTGATTCATTGGGTTTCATTTTTCCTAAAACATCAATAATATTTTCGTGCCATAATAAACCTACAATTGTTCTATCAGTTTCATTCATAATTGATAAATGGTCATTTATATGATATTTGCTATTAATTAGTTTTTGTGTTATTTGTTTGGTATCGTCATTATAAGATTTTACTTGAAATATATTATTAATAACATTATCACTTAGAATGCCGTGTTTGCTTGTATATAAATTAAACATTGTTTTCAATTTTCTTAGGTCATGTTGAATAAAGTTAGAAATGTTTTGTTGCAACGGGTCTTCAAGTGTAGGCATCAATGTTTTAATCATATTTGTAATCTGTGGAGAAGTTGGTTTTTTGAGTTCTATAGAATTACATACTTTCATAAGTTCTTTAATTTTTTTATCAATATGGTAATTACCGATGCATATAATTGGATTTAGAGTTACTTCTTCAAGCTTTTGTTTTTTAGTTTTTTTGGGGCGAATAAGTTTGATGAGAGTATTTATACCACCTTTATCGCCATTATTCATTCCATCAATTTCATCCATAACAATTGCAATTTTTTTGATCTTTTTATGAAACATGCTCATAATATTTTTATCAGACATATTATGTTTTGTTAGATTATCAATAATAGTTTTATTTCTTATATCACCAGCATCGTATCTAACAACGTCATAATTCATTTCTTTTAATATATCCATGACAAAAGTAGTTTTACCGGTTCCAGGTTCACCGTAAACATAAATGCCCTTCTTGAATAAATGGTTATGTTTATTGAGTTCAAAATCCATGAGCGTTTCTTTCATTTTAATAACATCAGGTTGTCTATTCAACATTTCATTCAAGTTTAGTTTGTCCATATTATATTTGTATAAGTATTCTTTTTATGCTGATTTTTACTCAAACCAGTTTTATTGATAAATTCTTTTAATGAGTTTCTGCAGTTTGTAGATTGGTTTTCAATACAAAAACTATCTATAAAGCAAATATAATTACCATAAATTGTATTTTTGTATCTATATTTTTTTATTTGCAACCATATTTTGTATTTTTCTTTGATTAATAGATTAAATACAAACTCATTATCGCGTCTTACCATATCTCGCAAATAATTTTCATAAAATTTCTTTGAAATCCAATTTTTTACGTATTTGTGGTATTTTATATAATATTTCTTATTTAAAAAACATAAAACTTGAATAGGTATGAAAGATTGAATAAGTATTTCAATATCAATCGGCAATTTTTTAATTAAAACGATGTCAAATATCATTATATTAATTAAAATAAAATATAATTAACATAATAATTTATTGTGTAGCGTTTCCAGAAGCATCGCAAGGGTTGGAGACACCAGAAGTAATGCCATCCCATGTTATTCCACAACCATTAGCCCACTTATATTTTGAGCAAGCAGCATTTTGTCCAACGTAAGGCGCAACAGTAAAATTCATTTGTAAATGTTGACCAGAAGGAACACCAGAATTACATGTGCCTAAATTTTGAATGTTAACGCATTGAGCGCCATTATTAGACATATCAACCCAATAATCGGGGCAATCTCCAACAAGAGGAGGCCATTGTTGAGTGCTTTTGGTTTTTGCTAAAGCGATACCAATAAGAATGATGCATATTATAAGAACAACTATGGCAATAATTAAAACTGTGGTTTGAAAGTTCATTTGTATAAAATAATAGGATATAATATTTTCTTATATTAGAATATTATAATGAATAACTGTAGACCATCAAATGGAAGAGTGGATATTAACGGCCCTAAAACAACAGATTTATTTCAGATGTATGACAAAATACCAGTAAACCAATGCGCGACTTTTAGGAATCCCACTGAAGGTTTATGGGATAACACAGACTTGTCAAATACTTTTTTCTCTCACAACAATATTCGCATAATTCAAAATGGTATTAGAGCCGGGGTTTACCACAAGTCAAATGGTCAATATGTCATCAGCGACCAAGATGGGGATACTCTAAAAATTATTATGCGCAGTACATTTTTACAGCATGCTGCCAATCAGCCAACAAACGTTCAACAACAGGTAGAACAATTGAATAAGATTGTTTTAGATTATTGCATACATCAAGTGTATTCAGAGGCGATTGGTTATCATAAATACTTGGTGGATGCTAGCACAATGTATAAACCAATAGATCCTCCAGTTATGTCCCAAAATAATGATAAACAGTTAGAATTAAAACCTTGGTTTTAGAAAGCGAAAAAAGGCTAAAAAAGGCGAAAAAAGAAAAAATAATTTAATATAATTTTGAATTACTTTTTCTCTCTTGGAATCATTTGACAAAGGTCAATAGTTAATAGATTTTGATTCCAACTATGAAAGAAACTGGTTATAAATGGTCTTGATTCCAATATTTAAATTCCAAGAAAATAATATATATTCCCAAAAAGTGAACTTAAAGAACCTGGCGGAAATTTCGAATAAAAAAGGGTCAAAAGTGTTTCCAAAATCCAAAAATGGACAAAAATAAATGTCCAATTTTCAAAAGTCAAAAGATTTTATGAAAAAAGGGTCAAAATTTCTCCCTTGTGAGCATAATGCTCTAAAAATATTTTTTAAACATCAAAATTTTGTTACGATAATTTTTAAGTATTTTTTGGGAAAAAGATTTAGGCATTTTTTCTGTTAGCTATATAGAAACAAATGGTGACAGAAAGTTGCAAAAAAGTTGCTAAAAAATTTCATTGTGATTTTTGTGACTATTTTACAAGCAAAAAAAGCAGCTTTGATAAACACAATTTAACTGATAAACACAAAAATGCGCAAAAAAGTGACACTAGTGACAAAAAAGTTGCCAAAAGTTGCCTTTTAACTTGCGGAGATTGTGGGAAAACATATAATTCGCGGAATGGTATATGGAAACACAAAAAAATATGTAATGTTCAAGAAGTTGTTCCAAACACCCTCCCAATTGACATGTCATACAACATTATTCTTGAAATTGTGAAACAGAATCAAGAGTTTAAAGAGTTGATTTTTGAACAAAATAAACAGCTTGTAGAACAAAATAAAAAACTGATAGAGTTAGCTGAACAAGGAAAAACTATTAATAACACAACCAATAACAACAATACAAATAATTTTAATTTACAATTATTCTTGAATGAGACATGCAAAGACGCGCTTAATCTAACTGATTTTGTTGAGCAAATCAAACTGCAACTAAGTGTTCTAGATATGATTGGTAGAGTTGGCTACGTGGAAGGTATTACAAAAATCTTCTTAAGAAATTTGAAAGACATTGACGTTTGTAAAAGACCCATTCACTGCAGCGACTTGAAGAGAGAAACATTGTATATAAAAGACAAAGATGCTTGGGAAAAGGAAAATAATGAAAATATAAAAATTAAACGCGCCATAAAAGAGGTTGAACACAAAAATATTAAACAATTACCTCAGTGGAGAGAAGAAAATCCAACCGCAGAAGATACAGATACCAAAAAACATATGGAGTATCAGAATATTTTATTGGAAGCCATGGGTGGTTCTACTATGGAAAATGATGAAAAAAAACGTGAAAAAATAATTCGTAATATTGCAAAAGAAGTAATAATAGATAAAACAAAATAATAAACAAATTTTTATTTTATTTTATTTTATTTTATTTTATTTTATTTTATTTTATTTTATTTTATTTTAATTTGCAACAACCAGCTTGGTCTTCTTTACTACCTTTGTACCAGATTTCTTGACAGTTCCAGATATACTACGTTCGCGTTCCTCCCTATACTTTGCGTATTCCACTGACAGCGTATCCAGTTCACCAGACCACATCTGCTCAATCGTTCTTGACTTTACGAGTTCTAGCTCCGCAACCTTATCGCCATGTTCCTTCAATAACTTTCCAACATTCTCCTCCGTCACACTATCCATTGGAAGCTTCACCAAATACTTGAAATCTTCGTCTTCATCAATTACGTCGTAGCCCTTTTCCTTGAGCAAATTACTAACTTCTTCACGCTTCTTCCTACGCAAATCAATAGTTCCGTCCAAGTTCTCCTTGATATACTTGCTCTTATTAGAAAGCAAAACCAATTCACGTGTTAAAGCATCAATCATATAATCTTTTCTAGTTTGAAACATTTGAAGCCGAGTTCCATAATAATCGTCAATAATATCGCGCACATTTGCATACTTCTTAAGCTTATCTTCTGAGTCAAACAAATGCATATTGCTAGTAGAAATGGTATTAAACAATTTGAACTGCTTCTCAAGACCATTGCATCCATTATCCAACTTGATTGCTTCCAGTTCAGCAAGCTTTCCTTTTTGCAGAGTAATGACAAAATCAACTGTTGTGTCCTTACTCATATCATCGTAATCCTTGACAATTGGAGTAATCTTTTTTCCTGCTTTATCAACAGTATCTGTTAGAGTTTCAATATATTCCTTGAAATCATCAGTCCACGTTCCAACTGGCAACTCAGTAATACGAATCTTATCTGCACCAAGAGTCTCATACTTGCCCTTCACGAGGAACTTGCCATCTGAAATCTTTGAAATGGACCCAGTGAATCCTTCGTAATAAGGCATGAAATCAAAATGCGAGTTTGAAGTGCTGGAAAGCTTATTCTTCAAGTATCCAATAATCTCCAATGGATTGTAACACAGAATCTCAGTGCTGAAACCTGTGCCAATTCCCTTGGAACCGTTCACCAGAACCATAGGAATAATCGGAGCATAGAAGATTGGTTCAACTGGAAATCCGTCGTCATTCAAATACTTAAGAATCTTGTCATCCATCTCAGGAAACAAGGTCCTCGTAATCTTAGACAACTGAGTAAAGATATATCTTTCCGAAGCGCTATCCTTTCCTCCTTGCAAACGAGTGCCAAATTGTCCATTTGGAGTGAACAAGTTGATATTGTTACTTCCAACAAAGTTTTGTGCCATATTCACAATTGCTCCATTCAATGAAGCCTCACCATGATGGTAACCAGAGTGCTCGGAAACGTATCCTGAGAACTGTGCCACCTTAATCTCAGAAGTCAAATTCTTCTTGAATGCAGCAAACAGAATCTTTCGTAACGATATCTTAAGACCATCCATCAAGTTGGGAATGCTTCTGTCACAATCATACTTGGAGAAGTGAATGAGCTCCTTATTGATAAACTCATCATAACCAACAGATTCCTGATTGGTGTCAAGATAGCTTTCGCGGTCATATTCTTCCAACCAATCTTTTCTGTCATCTGCGCGCTTTTTATTGAAGACCATGTCAATTGCGTCGTCACAAGGCTTGCCACTATGAGCAAAACCGACAATCTTCTTCTTCTCAAAATATTCACGGAATTCTTTTCCGGTGCTGGTTCCCAAACCTTTGTAATACTTAACCTTCCAGCCTTTGCCGTTTTCATTATCCTCCTTCCAAGCCTCATACTCGCCTTCATTATAGAAGACCAGCTCCTGAGCGCCCTTCTTGGCTTTCAAGATGGGAGTATTCATGAAACCGATGAAACCAGGAATTTGCGCGAGACTTGGCCACTCAGATTGGAACAAGTTTATACCGAGGCCCTTGATATGACTGCCGTCCAAATCCTGATCAGTCATGAACAAGACCTTTCCGTATCTCAGGCTCTTTGCAACGTCTGCCGACGACTTGTATTCCTTACCGGTTTCCAAGCCAAGAATCTTCTTGATTTCAGCAATCTCTTTGTTCTCTGCAATTTTTTTGACTTGCTCGCCGCGAACATTGAGAATTTTACCCTTCATTGGATACACACCAATGGTGTTTCTATCCTCAGAAGACAAACCAGAAACAATACCTGCTTTGGCTGAATCTCCCTCGCAAAAGATGATCATACATTGTGCAGACTTTTCAGTTCCAGCCCAGTTTGCATCAATAAGCTTTGGAATTCCGCGAATGTTCTTGGACTTGGTTCCATCGGTCTTCTTTGCGGCCTTGTTTTCCTTCACTTCGGTAATTGCGCATGCTGCGTCCATGACACCCATCTTGGCAATCTTCTCAATAAACTTGTCACTGACGGTGCATGTGGAGCCAAACTTTGCGCTTGGAGTGTTCATAAAGTCCTTGGTCTGACTGTCAAACGCAGGATTCTCAATGTCGCATCTCAGAAACAGAATAAGTTGCTCCTTAATGCTATTTGCATTTACTGCAATCTTCTTTTTCTTTTCAATGAACGCGACTAGCTTTCTGGTAATTTGACCGAGAATATAATCAACGTGCTTTCCACCCTTGGCGGTGTGAATGCCGTTCACAAAACTCACTTGAATGAATTCGTGTGTAGGCGAAAGTGCAACTGCATATTCCCATCGTTCATCGGAATCGCCCTCATAAACACGTGGAGCCGAATCCTTGTTTCCAATATACATGTCAATATACTGCTGGAAATTCTTTACCGGAATAGCTTGCGAGTTATACTTGACCTTGACAGACTTGTCGGTTACAGCAGCAACGTCGTAAACGCGCTTCTTAAACAATGAAATCATGTCTGCAGTGAGACCGGAAAGTCCAAGACGCTTATAATCCGGCTTGAAAGTAATCTTCGTATAAGGCTTGGACTTGCATTTGGTAATAACAGGCTTGCCAATTACATCCAAGTTATCACGGAACTCCTGAGTATACTTGAGTCCTCGGATGTGGTCAACTGTTTCAATAGAACCGTGAGTTGACCAGATGAGAACAAGCTTGAATCCAAACCCATTCTTACCACCAACAATCTTCTTCTCGGTCTTGTCATAATTGGTAGAGGTGCGCAAGTGACCGAAAATGAGCTCAGGAATCCAAATCTTGTATTCAGGATGCTCGGCAACATCAATCCCATTTCCATCATTAATCATTACAATTGTTCCATCATCTTGAACTGCAATATCAATGCTAGTTACAGGAAGTGCGTTGGCAACTCCATTTTTAACTGCTTGAGCTTGGCGAACAACGTGGTCTCTGCAATTCACAATTCCCTCATCAAATAGCTTGAAAAGACCAGGGACAAGAACAATATTTTTTTCAACAATGCGTTCTCCGAGTTGATTGAGAAGCCAGACAAACGAGTCAACATTCTCAACAGACCCAATATATGTATCAGGATTATCAAGAATATGCTGTTTGTCAGTTTTCTGCTGATATTTATTTGCTAGGTTAACGTCTTGCGATGCCATCTTGTCTATATTTCTTTATTATTTTGTGTTTATTTAGTTTCAATTTTTAAATTAAATCCATTATAATAAAAAGTGGAGAAAAAAATCAACCTTTGGAAAGGTTGGGCCAAAATAAAAATTAGTAATTAAATTCAAAGGTACTAATTATTTATAATATAAAATGCAACGTTCACCACACAGTATTTGTATTATGCCACCACATTCCGTCGCCTTTTTTAACGTTGTATAAAGCACGAAAAATTTGAGAGCGAGAAAGAGGAATATTGCATCTATATTTATCAAGAGGATGTGGGTTAGTTTTAAGTTGCGCTGCGAGTGCCTTTTTACCAACGTGTTGTTTCTGTTGAAATGCGTAATAGGTATAAAATGCCTCAAAAGAAATATTTTTAATAGGAATAATATCTTCATTCTTTGCTTGATAATCACGCAAATACTCGTCGCAAACGGCTAATCCGGCAATGTCGGCCAAATCTTCACCTACACCGATGGAGGCGTCAAATTTGATTCCATCACGCGCTGCAAATTCTTCATATTGTTTAATGACGTCATTTTGTATTTGTTTGAATTTCTTCTTGTCTTCGGGAGTCCACCAATCGCGCAAATTACCGTGATAATCATATTGACTTCCCCAATCATCTAATGAGTGACCCATTTCGTGGCCAATAGTAAAACCAAGATGAGCTAAGTTATATTCAATTCCGCGCTCTTCCAAGTCTACAAATGGTTTTTGAATATAACCCAAGTTAATATAAATGTTATTTTTGGATGGTGTGTAAGACGCGTTAACAATATAAGATTGTGTTCCACTCATTTTAACTGGATATTGAGTCCAATCCATGATAGGAATATCAACAAGACCTTTTCCTTCTAATTGGAGAAATTGATTTAAACGCCATTCGTGTATTTTATCCATATTTTCAATAAGTCCATCTCCGTAATCAAGTAAAGGATCTTCTCTCAAAAATTTAGGCTTTGCAATTTCAAAGTGAAGATTTTTAAGTTTAATTAAAGCATATCTTTTAGTAGAATGAGATAACCATTTATTTCGTTTGACGATTCTAGTAAAAACTTCTTTCAAGTCGTTACACATGACTTCAACGTATTTTACATTTTCTGGAGCTTCATATTTTTCAACGTACTTGTTTGTTAAAAAGGTGTTGAATGGAACAGACATATATAAAGATGCGCTTACTGCATCGCTGTCATTAATTTTGTTTTGTCCTCTTTGAAATTTTCCGAAGAAATTATAATGGAGTTTTTCCCAATCTTTTGTCATTCTAGCAATTTTTTTAACGAATATGTAAATCCAGTATGTTCTCCATTTTTCAGAGTCCCAGTTTTTTAATAATAACTCGGTTCCACACTTCAAATAATTTTTGCTTGATGTTATAAAAAAGGATGGTGTGTAAATAAATCCAAGTTCGTGTGAAAATTCAGCCCAATTGAATTCATAATTGAAAATAGCTTCATGAGCGCTAATTTTATTATAAGAATCTAAACTAGTAGTTACCTTAGTACATATAAGAGCATTCATCATTTCTTGTTCAACTTCAAAAACATGAGCAGGGTTCAAATGATTATTTGGTCCAATAGTTTTATCAAAAAGGTCTTTGCAAAAGAGCTTAAACTCCTTTTTAATTCCATTTTTGTATTCAATGTCAGTTCCATCGTCAAAATAAACATTAATATCAACAATAGAAAGAGCAGGGGAATCAATACAACATCTATTAATTGTTGATTCTTTGTTGTCAGGATTTAAAGACCATACAAATGGTGCGTGTGCTCTAACAACTTCATCCTTGTTAGCAAATGCAAGTAATTTCCATACATTTTTTTTATCCTTTCTGAATTCATCTATCTTTTTAACAATTTCTTTGCAACGTTTTTTGCTGTCATCTTTTGAGTTTCCATTAACAACAGAATAATAAAAGTTTTTAAGATTTTTAGCAAGCTTATTATCATTGTGTTTGATGTAGTCTAAAATAATTTCATTTAATTGTCTATATACTTTATCTTGGGTAAGCCTAAAATCGTCAACTTGTACAATGTATTCTTGTTCCTTTTTTAAAGAAACTTTTTGTAGCCACCCGTAGTTAATATAATCATAAAAATCATTATTAGGTTTAATATGCCCAGGTGCAAATTTAGACAATAATTCTTTAACAAACAAATTTTTTATGTCATTGTTGGATTTTTTCAAGTTTTTTGAAAGAGTTTTTCCATATGCAACTTCAAACGGTTTTAACCCAATTACTATTTGTTGGTTATTTTTTAACGCTTTTTTAGTTTTATTTCTTTTATTATTTTTAATAGTTCGTTTTTTAAAATGTCTATGTGTTTTATTTACCATATAATATATCTAAATAAATAAATAAAAAATACAAATAAAATACAAAAAAATATAATAAAATAAAAAAAAAAGACTATCTACAATATATAATGGCCTCAACATATTCTTCAATATATATTTACCCTGGACGCAGAGCAGGAAATATAAAGCAGATTATTAATGTTCTAAATAATAACGTGAACGTTGAAAACAAAAATTGCATTTGTCCATCTCCAATTAATAGCAAAATAATTAAAAACAGTAATCCTGACGTAATTCCATTGTCAACACAGACAGCTAGAGTAGTAAATGCAATAAGATATACTCGCGGCGGTAAAGTTGTATATGGTAACGCACCGTACAATTCAAGTGGAGATGCTAGATTATTGGGTCGCGTGGAGGGTGGATACGAGACGCCCATTAAAAATAAATTCTAGCGCGTTGAAATTATTTAGACGGTTTTAATAAATTTTATTTATTTTCTCTATTTAATTTATAATGACTCGCTACACGAAAGATTCTTACGGACACTACCACATTCACGGACATAAGTACGAGATGTTAGAGGGTTCCAGAGCCCAAGTTTTACATGGAACCGCTTATAAGACAAGCGGTGGGCTTAAGAAGCACGAGTTGCTTCAGAACAAGAACGGCCGAATTGTTTCCAGAAAGAAGCACCTTACTGCCAAAAAGGAGAAGCGACTTGTTAAGGCTGGTTTCGGAACCAAGAAGGGAAAGTTTGGTTACGTCAAGATTGGCAAGTCAAAGAAGATGCGTGGCGGATACAAGGGAGAGCCCTTAGCTCCTATGGATTTAGGTAGCAGTGTTGGAACAAATGCGTATGAATCAGTTGGTGGTTCAAGACGCAAGCGCAGAGGTGGTCAAGCTTCTATGATGAAGTCAAGCGACATGCCTCCTGCCTCTCCAATGATGCCAACTGGTGGCAAGAAATAAACAAATAATCCATAAATAAATTGATAAATATTATAACGTATAAAAGAGTTATAATATTTATATTTAACTTGAAAGCCAAGAAATTGAAACAAAATTATCAAATGCAATAAAATCGGCTAAAGAAACATCCAGATATTTTTCAAAGTAGCGTTTACTAATTGTAAATTTAGTTTGCTTGTTCTTTATGTAGTAAGAATATATTTCATCAAATGGAATTAAAGCAGCTGCATTTTGATTAAACAAAACGCTTTCCTTATAATGTTCCTTCATTTTCTCCAATACTTTATTAATGTCACCAATTTTATCCCAGAGACTGCACTTCACATTAAGAATGTATTTATTGTCAATAATTTCAATGTTAGGAAAATAATGATTTAATAATTTCAAAATCCCGTGTTCGTTAGTATTTCCAGCATAATAATTAACGTTTTGGTTGTCGTGTATCCATTTTTTAAATAAACCACATAGCTCATCAACTTCAATTTCGTGGTCAAATTCAGTTCCAATAGTTGTGCTAATAGTATTTTCCCAAAACTGAATAAAATGGCTTACAAATGGCAAGTATTTGCTAGTTATTTTATAGAATGTATCACTGGTCTCGTCATAGGGGTATCGTTCTTTAAGTAGTTTTTTTAAATTATTAGAGTAAATCATACTTGGCAAAGAACGTTTGGATATAAATAGCTTCCAAATAAAATGCATATTCTTCCAGGTAATAGAATACTTCTTATTATTATTTTCAGTCTCACCGACTACTTCTTCAAAAGAATAACCACAAAATTCATTAAATATTTCTGCTTGTATATTATTTTTCATGTAAAGTGCGTAGTCAGCCAATTCTTCTGAAGAGAGAAGATATTGGTCTGAGTTTCCATATCTCTCAGAATAGTGTGCAGCAACGCATAAAAAATCTAATCCGTTCTTATTAAATATCTCTCTGAAATGTTCAACTGACATTGTGTCACTAATATTAATCAACCTGCAATTCTGATAATTATATGTTTCATTATACTTTGTAACAAAATTACTAGTAATATTTGCATAACCTGTAATAATATAGCACATATGGTCTAATTCCATAAATATTTTTTTGGTTTTAGGCTTTGTTAAGAATACAAGGTCGTTTGATTTTTTCAAAATACTGTCGCCAATAATAGATAAGAAATATTTAACTTGACTTTTAGTTGAAAACATTGCGGGACATAATAAATTGATAATTTTTTGAATAGTGTCCGTCTCAGGAACAGATTTGAATATATTTCTCTCTTTGATTTGTTTGATAATATTGATTTTAGTCTTATGTTTCCAATCCATGAGGGTTCGGTCTTTGGATATAGTAGAGAGAAGTTGGTATTGAATATCGTCCTCTGTAACCATCCTGTATGTCTTTCCATCATATTGATAAAAGCAATTATTGTTTGACAGGTAGTAATATTGGTTTTTACTTAAAAATACTTGGATGAAGGTTTGTTGCTCCTTTGTTAAAAAAGCAGTACGTTCAACTCGCTTTTCGTGATTCTTTTCTTCTGTCTCAAGTGTAGAAGGAAGAATATCAGTTATATGATAGCAAAGACGTTGTAACATATATGGGTTATTCTGATATTTTTCAAATAGTGTTTGTATATTGTCAAAGTAATCTTTTGCTTGAATCATTTAAATTAATAATTTATGTATTTAAAAACTTTTTATATGATAAATCCCAAATAATATTTTTTCCAATAGTTAAATTTAATTTATCAATGTTTAATAAAGGGAAAATGACAAAAAACAAGACCAGAAAAGTTGTTTTAAGATACTTGCCTAAAAGATTAACTCAAAAGGACAGAAAAAAAGTTAGCATGATGCTATTAAAATCTCGCAGACTTTATAAAAAAGGAATATATTACACTAGAAAACAAGTAAAATCATTTAAATCAAAACCATCGCAACATGTATTGCATGCAAGAAAAATATATAACGTAGAAAAAATTGGAGCAACGGATGAATTGGCAAAGAAAACGGGATGTTCAAAGGCGGCTTTAGCAAAAATAATTAATAAAGGGGAAGGGGCATATTTTTCTTCAGGGTCAAGACCAAATCAAACGGGGCAATCGTGGGGAATAGCGCGTTTAGCAAGTGCTATAACTTCAGGAAAAGCAGCCGCAGTGGATTACAATATATTAGAAGAAGGTTGTAAACCAGGGAGCAAAGCACTTAAATTAGCAAAATATGCGAAAAAAAAATATGGTCATGGACAAAAACGCGTTCCCAAAGTAAATCTAGCGTAAAAAAAATCTTAGAAAAAATAACTGTGCATATAACAAGGTCCGCTGAGAGTAATATTAGAAATTAGTAGGGGTCATAGGGGAACCTTGGTTCCTTATTAAGTGCGTTTAATTTTAATAATTTGACACATAAGTATTTAAAGATTATGATTAAAGTTTAGATATAAATGTCAAATTTTGCATCAAAGGGTTCAACAGATAACAATGTTTTGACTATTAAAACGGTACAAATTGCGCCTTTTAGAACTTTAATGACTGCGTTGAAAGACATTCTTTTGGAGACAAATATTTCATTTCAACCTGACGGCATTCGCATTATTAACATGGATAAGTCTCATACAATTTTAGCTCACTTGTATTTGGCTTCGCAAAATTTTGAGTTTTATGAGTGCAAGAAGGAGAAGATTATTATTGGTGTGAACATGTTTCATTTATTCAAGTTGATCAATTCCATTGATAATGATGATACACTTACCATTTACATTGAGAATGGAGATTATGTTGATGGAATTGTTTCTCATTTAGCTTTGAAGTTTGAGAATGGAGAGATTAAGCAATGCAAGACACAAAAGTTGCGATTGATTGAGCCAGATCCTGAGGAGCTTGAGTATCCTAACGTTACATTCTCATCAATTATTAACCTACCTTCTGCTGATTTCCAAAAGATTATTCGTGATTTGTCTGGTATTTCTGATAAGTTGGAGATTAAATCAGTTGGTAATGAGCTCATCTTCAAGTGCTCTGGTCAATTCGCAAATGCCGAAATCCACCGAGCCGAATCTGATGGTAGCATGGGTTTCATTTTGAAGCAAGATTCGTCAAAGGTTATTCAGGGAGAGTTTTCTCTGAAGAATTTAGGCTATTTTATCAAGTGCACAAATTTATGTTCACAGATTGAGGTTTATTTAGAGAACGATTTGCCTTTGGTTGTGAAATATGATGTGGCGTCACTTGGTTCAATACGTCTCTGTTTAGCTGCATTACCCTCATGCTAATTCTTTAATTATATTTTCATTTTTAATTAAGATAATATAATTTTGTCATATTTTACTCATTTTCTTATTTAAAACGCACATTTTATATAATTTTTTACTATAAAAATTTAAATAATAAAAAATAATATACAACATGTCTAAATGTGATAAAAATAAAAATTGTTCTCAAACATTTAGTAGAAATATAGGAAATTATACAAATTATACTGACTATATTAACAGCCAAAAAACGTGTAATACGCCTATAATAGAATGTAAAAGAGGACCACAAGGTCAGATTGGGCCTACAGGCTACACAGGACAAACAGGTCCACAAGGAATTGGTGGCACTGCTTTTAATACTGGAGCAACAGGACCACAAGGTCAGATTGGGCCTACAGGCTACACAGGACAAACAGGTCCACAAGGAATTGCGGGTACTGCTTTTAATACTGGAGCAACAGGACCTATAGGTTACACAGGACCAACAGGTCCAATAGGCCTTCAAAGCACAGTTACAGGACCTACAGGTTATACAGGTTACACAGGTTCAACTGGCCCTCAAAGCACAGTTACAGGACCTACAGGACCAACAGGATATACAGGACCTCAAAGCACGGTAACAGGACCTACAGGTTACACAGGATACACAGGACCTACAGGTTATACAGGACCTCAAAGCACAGTAACAGGTCCAACAGGTTATACAGGACCTAAAAGCACAGTAACAGGTCCAACAGGTTATACAGGACCTCAAAGCACTGTTACCGGACCAACAGGTTATACAGGACCAACAGGTTACACAGGACCTCAAAGCACGGTAACAGGACCAACAGGTTATACAGGACCTCAAAGCACTGTTACCGGACCTACAGGTTATACAGGTCCAACCGGTTATACAGGACCTCAAAGCACAGTAACAGGTCCAACAGGTTATACAGGACCTCAAAGCACGGTTACCGGGCCAACAGGTTATACAGGACCAACAGGTTACACAGGACCTCAAAGCACGGTTACCGGGCCAACAGGTTATACAGGTCCTCAAAGCACTGTTACCGGACCTACAGGTTATACAGGACCAACAGGTTATACAGGACCTCAAAGCACGGTTACCGGACCTACAGGTTATACAGGTCCAACAGGACGTCAAAGCACGGTTACTGGACCTACAGGTTACACAGGATATACAGGGCCTCAAAGCACGATTACCGGACCAACAGGTTATACAGGACCAACAGGTTACACAGGACCTCAAAGCACGGTAACAGGACCAACAGGTTACACAGGACCTCAAAGCACGATTACCGGACCAACAGGTTACACAGGACCAACAGGTTACACAGGACCTCAAAGCACGGTTACAGGACCAACAGGTTATACAGGACCAACAGGTTACACAGGACCTCAAAGCACGGTTACCGGACCTACAGGTTATACAGGACCTCAAAGCACGATTACCGGACCAACAGGTTACACAGGACCCCAAAGCACGATTACCGGACCTACAGGTTACACAGGACCAACAGGTTATACAGGACCTCAAAGCACGGTAACAGGACCAACAGGTTATACAGGACCAACAGGTTACACAGGACCTCAAAGCACAATTACCGGACCTACAGGTTATACAGGACCTCAAAGCACGATTACTGGACCAACAGGTTATACAGGACCAACAGGTTACACAGGACCTCAAAGCACGATTACAGGACCAACAGGTTATACAGGACCTCAAAGCACGATTACCGGACCAACAGGTTATACAGGACCAACAGGTTACACAGGACCTCAAAGCACGGTTACAGGACCAACAGGTTATACAGGACCTCAAAGCACTGTTACCGGACCAATAGGTTATACAGGACCAACAGGTTACACAGGACCTCAAAGCACGGTTACAGGACCAACAGGTTACACAGGACCAACAGGTTACACAGGACCTACAGGTTATACAGGACCTCAAAGCACGATTACTGGACCAACAGGTTATACAGGACCAACAGGTTACACAGGACCTCAAAGCACGATTACAGGACCAACAGGTTATACAGGACCTCAAAGCACGATTACCGGACCAACAGGTTATACAGGACCAACAGGTTACACAGGACCTCAAAGCACGATTACAGGACCAACAGGTTATACAGGACCTCAAAGCACGGTAACAGGACCTACAGGTTACACAGGACCAACAGGTTACACAGGACCTCAAAGCACGGTTACAGGACCAACAGGTTATACAGGACCTCAAAGCACGATTACCGGACCAACAGGTTATACAGGACCTCAAAGCACTATAACCGGACCAACAGGTTATACAGGGCCAACAGGTTACACAGGACCTCAAAGCACTGTAACAGGACCAACAGGTTATACAGGAGCTGATAGCACTGTTACCGGACCTACAGGTTACACAGGACCAACAGGTTACACAGGACCTCAAAGCACGGTTACCGGACCTACAGGTTACACAGGACCAACAGGTTATACAGGAGCTGATAGCACTGTTACCGGACCTACAGGTTACACAGGACCAACAGGTTATACAGGACCTCAAAGCACGGTAACAGGACCAACAGGTTATACAGGACCAACAGGTTATACAGGACCAACAGGTTATACAGGTTACACAGGACCAACAGGTTACACAGGACCAACAGGTTACACAGGACCTCAAAGCACGATTACCGGACCAACAGGTTATACAGGACCAACAGGACCAACAGGTTATACAGGACCTCAAAGCACGGTAACAGGACCTACAGGTTACACAGGACCAACAGGTTATACAGGACCAACAGGACCAACAGGTTATACAGGACCTCAAAGCACGGTAACAGGACCTA